TCCAGGGTCGTCGTCGGCATCTGGCCAGCTGCCGTGCTGCCCACAGCGCAGGCGAAACCGGTCAGAGTGTTGATGTACGTAGCGAGATCGGCGATCGACGGGAGGGCCGACAGAGTGATGGGGGTCTGCGAGGTGCCCGTACCGCCGGTGACAGTGATTGTCATCGTAGTCGCGGTGATGACCACCGACGCGGTCGCCGAGGAACCCGAATAGCCGATCTTGAGACCGATGTTGCCACCGGCCGACAGGTCCTCGGTGAGGTTGTCCAGCTGACGAGCGTTGGTCAGAGTGGGGCAGTACTCTGTGGCCGACGTCAGAATCGAGGTCGGCGAGGTGCCCGAGGCAATCCAGGTCACCGGAAGGGCGCCACCACCGACCGAGTAGGTGTAGCAGAGGTACGCCAAGAGCCCGGTGTTGGTCGCCATGTCGGCGATGCTCAGGCTCTTGCCAATTCCGTCAGTCGGGTTGCCGGCGACGAGAGATACCGTCACCGGTGCAAAGCAGCGGACGTCAGTGGTCGATGCCGAGCTGACAGCCGTCTGATTGACAGGAGCGGTGATGACCGTGGGGCTGCCGGTGATGTTGAGCAACTTCGTTGCATTCAGCGATGCTGCGCTCACCGACGTGACGACGTAGGCGCCTGCGTTCGTCGCCTGCGAGGTGGACAAAGCTGTCGACGCCGGAATATAGAGGGTGTCGCCGACGGACGGCGCGACCGACCAGTTCACCGATCGAGTGATTGTGACGTTGTTCCCCGAAACCACGGTCAAGGCAAGGGTGCCTGTTGCCGAGGCGAGGACGCCGCGATCGACGCCCGAGCCAGCAGCGACGTCGACACCTGCGATGCCATCCATCTGGGTGGCGAACGCGGCCGGAAGGGTGTTTGCCGCCACGGTGATCGTAGCGATGGTGCCGCCGTTCACGCGCACGCCAACGTCTGTCGCTGCGATCGGGGGGAGAAAAAGGAAGCTGCCGGTCGTCGGGATGACTTCCGCCGTCTTGGTAGTGATGACGCGCGAGATAAGGTTCCCGAGCTTGCCGTAGCTCTTGTCTTGCAGGGTAGCGTAGGCGCCACCCGTAAACTTCAGAATGCTCGACGTGGCCTTGGTCGAAGGATTGGTCTTCACCATAATGATACGAGCAAACGCGCCCTGAATCTGGGGGTCGTTGGCCGCATCGCATGCCGCCTTAAAAGCATCCACCAGCGGGCCGCTCTTGTACTTGTTGGTGACGTCGCCAGCCTGGTCGGGGCCGTACCCATTCTGGTTCAGGTCTGCTTCGAGGCTGTAGTCGGGACCCTGATCGGCTTCACCCACCAGCATCAACACGCCAGTCGTCGACAGACCGCTAACGGAGGGCTGGACAGCGATGGTCGGGTAGGCGCCGGGAATATAAACGGTCCCAAAATCTGTGGTAGACGACAGTGCCATGATTCTATATTTCTCCCTGAGGTAAGATTGCGGTCAGATTAGCGGCGCGTTGGGGCCATGATGTTCTTGCGCTTCTTGAAGCCCTGGCGAAGAGCCGGCTTGATGCTCTTGTCGAGCGTCAGCAAGGAACGGTTGTGGTTGGTCATAGAAAGCCCCTCAGTAGAAGGAGGAACCTCCAGCTTCTTACAGGTGCCGTCGTGCTCCATCTTCGAGCACATTGCGCACTTGCCCATCTCTTCCTTCTTCATCGAGAAGGGCTTCTTAGTCTCGGGCTTCGCCGAACGCTGAAGAGGCCGCACACCAGAAGCACGAGGGCTGGTCCTTGCCGTCTGGCCCCAGGTCTTGTTACCTACGCCCTTGAAGCGAGTGATGAGATTCGAAAGGAAGCCAACGCCGGCCGCGCGCTTGTCTTCGGCAAGGTCTCGGGCAGCCACAGCACGATGGCCCTTATCGACCTGACCGCCTGCTTCGTAATGCTGATGCGGCACTTCGTCCTTGCGAGCGGCTGCTGGAATCGGCGGAGGCGTAGCTGCTGTCTTGGCTTTGGCATTTGCAGCGATAGCAATGGGGCCGCGAGCGATCGGCTTCACGCCGCCCATAACCGGGCTACTCGCGATCGACTTGAATCCACCCAGCTCCTTGTTCGCGGTCGCAACCGATGCGGCGGCAGGCGAAGGACGGGCGGCCTTCGCATCCTGAAGGCTCGCGTGAGTGTCCGGGTGCATGCCGTTGACCTTCACCGGACCCATCCCGGGCAGAGGGGCTGGGGCCATCGTCCCAGGGGCCTTGAATTTCTCTCGCCCCATCACCATGTCCATCGGAGACTTGCGAAGAGCTGCGGACTTCTTCAGGCCGGGGATCTTCGAGACCTTGCCACCGCTACCCGGGGCCTTTGTCTCTTTCGCGTCTTTATCACCCGGAAGAACTGCGCCGGGGGCCTTGTCGGGCGACTTCTCGTCCTTCTCCATCGACTTCGGAGCGCAGCCAACACCTTTGCAGGGCTTCGCCTGGCGACCCTCGAAATGATGACCGATCTTGCCATCAACGACCGACACGTCCTTCGAGCAATGCGGGCACGCCTTCGACTTCGCTCCGTCTTCATCCTTGCGAAGAACGCAGGTGCACGAACCGGGACGATCGAGATTGCCGCACAACAGGCACAGTTCAGCCTTCACCAGCTTCTTCGAGCCCGGGGTGCGAGCCGACTTGCGCAACTCGCGAGACCGCATGTCTTTGATCTGAACTGCGGCTGCTTCCAACTTTTCCTTCGAATGCTTCAGAAGCGCTGCACTGACCTCTTTGGCGGTATGGATTTTCTCGCTCACTGTTCAAGTCTCCTAATAAGGAAGGTTATGTTCGCTACGGGACAACGCGGTCTGAATGGCCATAAGGACAGCGGGTTTGCGGCTGCTGTTTCTGAAACTGCGGGACAAGGCGGTTACCGCGCATGCTTTCTGAGGGTTTCTTTGACCCTCTCGAACACCAGGACAGCGGCTTCATGCGCCGTGTACTCGCGCTCGGATTTACGGACCAATGAATGCTCATCGGGGAGACCCATTTCCTTCGCAGCCTCGTCGAGCATTCCTAACGACGTCTCCAACGGAACCTTGTGTGAATGAGGCACAAAGCCCTCGGCGCTAGACTCCGTGAATTTGCCGGTCACGGCCCGATGCACCGCATCATGCATTACGGTGTTCAATTCTTTGTGGAACACCTCATCCGGCACATGGATACCGAGCTGTTTGTTCAAGTCGCGCTGCTTGTGGGCGACGTTGTACTCCCACTCGACTGAGCGTTTGGCCTCACGCAATGTACGATGCTTACCGAGGCCGCCCATGCGGCGACCTTCGCCGTATTTCTGATTGAGAGCAGGCAGAGTGAGAGCGTGGGCAAGTTCATGTACCTTGCGCCAGTTGTCAGTAACGTCCTCTTCACCAAAGTCGCCACCAGAGCCTGCCGACGGATCCCAAATCGCTAGGTGGCCGTTTTCGTAGTTGCGGTTGGCGAGATCGGGCTTGCCGTGTTTTCCGCCCATGTAATAGACCTGGTAACCGTGGTCTTTGACGAGCTGGTTGACCTTGTCTTTGGTCCCCTTCATCGGGTAGTGCTCTAGATTCGAAGGAACGCCTTTGTTGACCGTTCCAAAGGGAGCCGCGTGCTTGGCGTAGGTCGACACTCCAACACCGGCAGCTTGTTCGTTCGTTGGATGAGGAGCTGGAGGAGTCGGCTGCGTGGGAGGGTCGCCCTCTTTCTTGGCGAGCCCGGTGAGGTCCATGAACTGCTTCGTCGTCAACAGGACGCCGTGCCCCTTCGACTGCTTGTGGTGCGGCTTGGACTCGTGGTACGCGTACGCTCCTGCCCAAGCCATTTAGCTCAGCTCCTTCTGCGCCTTGCGGAGGATCGCCAGTAGGCCGGTGGCGATCTCGTGCTTCATCGCTTGCAGCTGTTGCTGCGCCGGATGCCCTGCAGGTCCGCCAGCGTGCGCTGGCATCGTGTGCTTGACAGGCGAGTCTAGAAGCTTGTCCTGAGCAAAATGAAGCGTGACGTGACCGCGACCAGGAAGAGCGGTGTAATAGTCTTCCGGAGCGTCTTTCGAGTAACGAATAACGGGCAGGGACGGATGGTATTTGCCCGCATCGGGCCCGTGGGTCATCAGTAATTCGTGATTGCCGTTCTGACTGTATATAACGGCATGCTGACCGTGCTCATGACCCAGCTGGTACATCTGCTCCCTGGTCGGACCATGAATGATGTAGCTGTGCTCTAGACCGCCGCCGTAAGAGCCCGTGGTGGGCTCAAACCTCAAACCCATAGTGGTTAGCTTTTGCTCTAGGCCTTTGTTGCCACCGCTGTCCTTCGCCGGATACATCGGAGCCTCGGCAGTCATGAGACCAACCGAGTTGGAACCTGAGAACAACGGATGATCGGCTACGGGAGCAGGCGGAGTACGATAGAGGTTCCCCTGCGGGGCTGTATCCTCGTCTTTTCGTAAAGGCGCTACTCGTAGCACCTACACAAGATTGCGTTAGCGGGTAAGGAATCCTGCCGCCAAGGCGTCTTGGTCAGCAAGCCACGAGTCGTCGTCGGTGCCGGATTTACCAGCGTCGGTAACTCCCGGCCCCTGTGTTCCGGCAAATCCCATGGTCGGCTGAGTGACCGTTGACTGAATTCTCTCACTGACAGCCTTGGGCCAGATTTGCTTCACGTACCCGGTGATCGACATATACCGAACCCATGCCAGCTCCTTTTCCGTCGAAGTATCAGGACGAACGTCTGACGAAGAAATCACCGAACGCTCGAATCCACGGGCCTCCAGCAGAGTTTCTTTGTACCGCAGGAGGATGAAGACCAAAATCGAGTGCAAATAAGTGAGGTAGCTCGCCTCCCCCTGAACATGGACCCCGAGCGTGTACGTCTCTTTGAACGTCACCGACTCCAACGAGGTAATCAGGCGGGGCTGCGACCCCTTGATGTACGAACGACGAAAATCCGACGTTGTACCCGGCTGAACCAGCACTGTGCCGTCGTCCAGTACATCTTGAATCTCGTGCGCCAGCCCCACCGAGTCGATCACGAACATGCCGGGGGCGAGCACAAGGTCTCCGATAGAGGCCGCGGGGATTGTCATCTTCCCCGTTGACGCAACGTAAGCCGAGGGGGCGAAGGGGCCCGCAAGAGGTGTCCAGGGCGCCTCAGTCGCTTCAGACACGTCGTAATTTATGTCTGCAGTGGTGTTTTCGGCCTCGTCAGAGCTTTGGAGGTGGATACTGATCGCGGGGAGCTTCGCGGAGTCGACCCTGGTGTCCATAAAAACCGGGATATTCGATGACAGAAAATATTTCTTTGCCTGCTCAGCGCTCTTGGCGCCGTAGACGTCCTTGGTGAGGGTGTCTTGCGATATTGACGCAAAGCAGTAATCGAGCAGCCAGGGGTTTCTACGAATGTCCGCGATGCCGGCGATGATCGCAGTCCGAATAATTAAATCCGACTGGTGAATCCCGAGGGCCTTGGTCGTCTGCAAATTCAGCACACTCGCAAGATTGTCTCGGAAGTTTCGCTACTAGATATTCATGGCCGATGACCGAGTTGCATTTGTTCAAAAAACCCTCCTTGACGCCCAGTCGCATCAAAATCGCCGCCTGAAGAACGGCTTAGCGCTACGTGCCCAGATCGGGGCGGCTCTGAACGGTGACGGACCGGAGCCCGACCACTACCGAGTGGAGTGGCTGCGAGCGTCTACAAAGCGAATGCTCAGCCTGCTGGGTGACATCGCAAGAGAGTTCAACAAGACCCATCCCGAGGACGCCTGCAGCACGCACGACTTCGTGGACATCCTGGCGACCACCATCGGGCAGATCAAGAAAGCGAGCGCGTGATGGAGACGGTCTACAACGAGGGAGGGGTCGCAACGAGCACTCTCGTTGAGCCTGGACCGCGTGGATACCGGGTCAGAATCCTGACTGACTCTGTCGGTCCGAACAGGGTTCGTCTGACGACGTGGCTGCTTCGCTACCCTCGGTTCGTCCATGCGGAGCTTTTAACTCACAGACTCTTTAGCAAGAACAGCGCTTCCTCTCGTGCGATCCCGACCAAGAAGCTGATGGAGCAGATACGCCGAGAGCCAGCGGTCCCGGTGTTTTGGGGCAAGAACCAGGCGGGGATGCAGTCACGTGAGCAGCTCACGGGCTGGCGACTAGCGCTCGTGAAGCGCCTGTGGCTTTCGGCCCGTTGGGGAGCCCTTCTGATGGCTTGGCTGATGACCAAGGTCGGCTTCCACAAGCAAATCGCGAACCGCATTCTGGAGCCGTGGATGTTCATCGAGGTTATTCTGACGGCGACCGAGTTCGACAACTGGTTCCGACTCCGCTGCCACCCTGATGCTCAGCCCGAGATCGGCTGGGTCGCCAAGGAGATGAAGCGCCAGTACGACAGTACCTTGCCGCGGTGCCTTGTGGCAGGAGAATGGCATCTCCCGCTTATCGACTTCGACGACGAAGTTCTTGCAGAACCAATCGGGAACACTGGTCAAGCTCTGGTCGATGGAAAAGCAGACAACAAAGCGCTCTGCGAGTACCTTTGCAAAGTATCAGCGGGTCGCTGTGCCCGAGTCTCGTACCTCACACATGAAGGCAAGCGTGACATGGAAGAGGATGTCACGCTTGCCAATCGCCTGTCGAAAGCTGGTCACTGGAGCCCTTTCGAACACGTGGCGCAGGCGATGCCGAAGAACAAGTGTCGTCACCAGGACCACGACATTCCTTCGTGCTCAACAACGCGGATATGGTCAGGAAACCTGCGCGGCTGGACTCAGTACCGAGCAACGATCGACCCGACGTTCACTGTGGTCGGCCGTTAGACCGACGAAGTAATCTTCGCGACGATCTCCGGACCGAGCTTTGTTTCCCACTCCTGCAAAGCCCATTCGAAACCAAGGTCCATAAGGTTCACAGCCTCCAGGCCCGGATGCATCCATCGCCCCTGGCTTGCGTGCTTGGAAGAGACGATTCGGTAGGTGGTAATCGAGCGCTTCACTCCGCTCTTGGCCTTGTCGTCCGGCGTCTGGTAGATCGAAATCCCATGAAGGAAAGGAGTACCTCCTCCACCAGGCCCACCCCCAACTACCTGACGTTGATTCGGTCCTTGACGAACCTGTCCGACAGGTCCCCAACCCTGACCAGGCCCCTGCCCGCTCTTCAACGGGTCCTTGCTGATGTCGAATGAGTGCAGGCGCCCCGTCTTCGGAGTTCCGTCTGGATTCCTCTCGATTTTCCCAAACCCAACACCACGCTTTTTTAACTCCTTCTTTAGAGTGGCTACGATGTCGTTCTGAGGTGGGCTGTTGCTTCCTGACCCCTTCCCAGGACCGTGGCCAAAGGGGACGACTAAATATTTTGAACCGTCTCGCGCCGTCTTGGCCTTCGGTGACGCAAGCAGGTCGTCGATCATGGAGTGTTCCTGTTGACCGTCCTCGATCCAACGCGCCTTAGCCTCCAGGGTTACGACGTAGACGTCAGCCGACATCTTCGAGTACGAGAGGTGGTCAACGTACAGCTGACGACGAGCGTGGAGCTTCTGATTCGCCAACTCGTGAATCTTCGCCTTGGCCATCGCAGCGAGATCGGCGGCTGCTTTCTGAACCTCTTTCTGCGCGATCTCCTTGAGGTTGGTCAAGTCGGCCAACGCCGATACGTCCAAATTAATATTGAAAATTTGTTGCCCCTTATTTCGCGCCGGGCTTTCTGCTACTCACCGCGTGAGGATTTCCCAGAGGATCGCCTTGCTGCCCTTGAATCATACCGCTGGCAACTGACGTCCAGCCAACGTGACCATCGGCTCTTGTCGTCTTGATTTTCTGATCGACCATCGATCCCACCGGCAGCTTGAGATGTTGCCTTCCGGCTTCTCTACCTCCACCGCCACCAGCCTTGTCCAGCTCTCCATCGTCCGACGGCGGCGATCCGTCCATCTCGTCCTTCACGATCTCGCCGCGGTGGAACGTAACGCCCTTGCCGGGACCAACGATGTCGCAATCGTCGATGTTCGGAGCCATCTCGTCCTTGATTGCGTACGAGTAGGGGCTGTGCGGATAGTCCGTACCCGCAAGATCGGCCGGAGTCGTAGAGGAATACTCAAATCCGTGCTTCGCCGCCAGTCGCTGATGCAGGGAGTGAGCCTGGTCTGAGTGCATGCCGCCTTCAACACGTGAAATCCCGAGCGCGTTCTTCGCGTGTGCGTACGAAGCCTCGTACATCGATTGACCGAGTCCTTTACCTTGGAATTTAGGAAGCAGCATCGAATGCGGCTCAATACTCTTGTCGCCCTTTTTGCCGTCGATATAGGCGGTCACACTGCCGACCACCTTGTGCTTGCCGCCTTCGTGGTGCTGTAGCGTGGTGATGGTGTGTTCTCCTACCGGACCGGAAGGCGCTACGTGTGTTACGTGCATCTGGAGACCAAGCGCCTTGTGTTCAGGAGAGAGAACGTGCGAGTAGTCGAACGACACACGACCCGGGGTGAGACTTCTCTTCCCAGGTTGAATTTGGGCGACGCTCTTGGAGAGGTCTTCGCGGATAAACACCGACCCAAACCCGGGACCACTCTCCTCTGGTTCCTCTGCCTCGCTCTTGATGGCGTACGACCCAGGAGTGAATCCGTAGCCATATCGAGCCATCTTCGGATCGCTATGAGCCTGGTACTCGAAGCCGTGCTTACGAGCCAAGCTTTGAAGCATTTTATGTGCGTCTTCAGAGTGAGGTCCGAACTGGACGTGACCGATCCCCAGCACATTCTTCGCGTGGGCGTAGGTCGCTTCGTGCATCGCCTGGCCAAGACCTCCGCCCCGATAAGCCGACTCCAGCTCCGAATGCGGCTCGATTCCCTTCGAATCCTTCGCAGAGCGCACGTAGCCGGTGGTGTTGCCGATCGGCTGGCCGTTGTGGTGTAAATTGACCTGGAGGTGCTCTCCAGACGGATGGCTAGCCGGAGCATGTGTCAGGTGCATCGTGATGCCGGCCTGTTTAGCTGCGTCCGGGAGAATGTGTGAATAGTCAAAAGCACCAGCCGACGTCTTGGGGCCTGCCTGGATGCCGGCGACAGACTTCTTCAACCCCCAGTGCTTGTCGGCGTACGCTTCGCATGTCAGACAGTCGATGTTTACGCCGAGGAACGCACCGCAGTCAGCGCAGTCGTCTCGGTCATCGCTCTTCTTCACCTCGGTATCGATGTGCTGCGGATCTTCGTCCGAAACCGCAGGCTGGTCCTTCATCACCTGACGACCGAGAGCGATCAGCCCCTGTACCAGGCTCATGATCGTTTGGTAGGCCTCCGGGGCTGCGGCTTTCATCTGCGAGAGGATCGGCATTTGTGCCTTCACACCCGCCAATGTTTGCACTAGCTGCTTCTTCAGCTGATCGAGGCCTGCGTCGTCTTCGATGACCGAGTCTCGGTCTTGCTTTTCCTGATCCTGGGCAGCTGAGTGCAGCTGTGATTCGAAATCGTCGTCTGGCTGCTGGGGCTGGGGCGCATTCGCGGCAGCATCATTCGCGTTCTGGATCACATGTTCTGTGACAGAAGCAGCGGAGTGATCTTTCTGGCCCGAGGTGGGTTTATCGATGTGAGGCTCGCCCGGCGTCGTGTGGCCAGCAAACCCAGCGTGGGTGCCTTGGTTACCTCCGTGCTTGCCGAGGTACTCTTCCCCGAGTTTCTCCTCTTCGGTCTTGGGATGGGCGTTGGCGGCGTCGATTTCCGACTGCATCTCAGGCTCCCAGAGGACGATACGATCCTTTCCTCGAAGCTTGGCCACCAGCAGGGCTTTGGACGATTCACTGAGCTTGGTGCCGATACCGACGGAACACGTAGCGCCGACCGCATCGCGATATTGACTAGCGATTCCAGGGACTTCTGGGAGCTTATCAACAGGCAGCTCGATCGCTCCCTCGTCTCCACCGGCCTCGATCGAGTGGGTGCCAGAGCGCTCAGCCAGGGCCACCCACAAGGCGTTGCCGGCGTCGATGGCGTTCGATACACGCCGCACCTCGGCCAGGTCGTCGTTCAAACGCGCCAGGCCGGCCTGTTTTCCTATGCCGTCGCCGTCCCAAGATAGGTAAAGAATCACCTCCCCAAGATTGCGGGTGTATTTTGATAGCGCTTCACATACTTTTTTGCTACTGTATCGTCAGACTGGTGTGCGCCGACCTAACTCCGACAAGGATTAAATGAAAATCTCGAACGAAGAGTCGCTAGAGAAGGAGCGGTACGCCGCCAAGCTGCTAAAGGACGAGCCCGAACTCTCTGCTGCAAAAATCAACCGAAAGCTCGAAGAGGTGTACGGCAGTCCTCTGCGAACCAACCGCCTGTACCAGCTCGTGCACGAGGTGCGGGGAGCACCCAAGAAGACCGTGAGCGCAGGAAGACCAGGGAAGCGCCAGGAGCAGCTGCCTCAGGTGATTTACTTCTTCAACGGAGAAACCCCCGAGATGCTCCTGGTCCGCACATTCGAGACTTTGCGGAAAGCAGGGGCCACGAATCTCGCCGTGGTCCGCGCCTCAGACAACGGAGTGATGATCAACCGACGCTAAATCAGTTCGCTTTCCATAAGGGCCCGGCTTGCCTTTTTGGCGGTCGGGCCTTTTGCGTTTGATGGAGTTTCGCTACTTACGTTGCATGATCGTAACCTCGACCCCCATCATCGGTATAGCCGGCAAAGCAGGTAGCGGGAAGGATACGGTCGGAACATTTTTGGCCCAAGCCTATAACGGTGTGTGCGTAGGTCAGGCCGATCGAATGAAGCGCTTTCTAGCTGCTCTCCTAGATTGGAACGAAGACCAGCTGTGGGGCCCCAGCGAGCTGCGCAGCACCGTATGTAAGATCAACCGAGTCGAGGCCGTCAGGCGTCTCCACGAGCGTCACGAGGACAGCAATCTCTCTCTCGGAGAAGCTTTTGTTGAATCCGTTGTTCCCATACATCGCCAAGATGTCGCCCTCACCAGACTGATGTCGTGGGTTCACGATTTGGGGGAGGAACTTTCCCCTAGATCGGCGCTCCAACCTCTGGGGACCGAGTGGGGCCGTCACATCTCGATGGACATGTGGAACCTCGACGCGATCTTCACCTGCAAGACCCTCCTCAAAGGCGGTTGGAACTACACCAGGACTCGCGGCCTATTCAAGGACGAAGGCGCGGCCTTCGACTACTCGATCATCACCGACATTCGATTTCGCAACGAGATTTTGAACGTCAGAAGTGAAGGAGGAGTTGTTCTTCGTCTGACGCGTCAAGACCTTATGAAAGCCGGCTTCTACGGGCACAAGAGTGAGACGGAGATCGACTCGATTCCACCCCACTTCTACTCCCGTACTCTCTCCAACGACCTGACGGTCGGAGATCTCTTGGCGAAAGTAGCTGGCGTGATGCGTGACAGCTACGGAGACAACCGCCTCCGATAGCGGTTGAGTCGGCTCGTTAGTTTTGCTACTATCAATCCCATGAAGCTCTGTCGCCATAAGAAGTGCCCCCACCTGCCCCTTCGGTCAGTGACTGGGTCGGTGCTCTACACCCGTAGCCACTGGGCACGTGACACGAAGAACCAGCACCCTGGACAGAACTTCTTCATCAACACCATCCCGCAAGCACTCTCCGTCGGAATCGTCGTGGCGATGCTCGCTCTGACTCTTTTCGGACTGACTTCGTAAAGGAACACATGAAGACCCTTCCCCGACTTTTTCAGAAAACCCAGACAGGCGCGATCCAACAGTGGACGATCGGCGTCGACTCGGCCCTTGGTCCGGCGACGGTGTGGGGCGTACTCGTCACCGAACACGGACAGGTCGGCGGGAAGCTCCAGACCACATCCGACACGATCAAGGAGGGGAAAAACCCGGGCAAGAAGAACGCCACCACTCCGCTGGAGCAGGCCGAGAAGGAGGCCAAGGCGCGGTGGACGAAGCAGCTCAAGAAGGGCTATGTCGACTCCGTCGAAGCCGCTGAGGCAGGCGAGGTGGACGCTGTCATCGAAGGTGGGTTGGCGCCAATGCTGGCGCCGAATAAATCGTACCCCAAGGACGACCTGCTCGTTAAGTCGATCGTTTTCCCGTGCTACTTCCAGCCCAAGCTCGACGGCATGCGCTGCATTGCCATCATCGAAGACGGCAAGTGCACGCTGTGGAGCCGCACCCGGAAGCGCATCAACGTCGTGCCGCACATTGTGGCAGCGCTGGAGAAGGCCTTCGCCGGCCACTACCGCATAGTCATCGACGGCGAATTGTACAACCACGACTACAAGGACCGCTTCGAAGACCTGATGTCGATCCTGCGCACCGATGAGCCCGACGGCGATGGCGAGTACCTGAACGCGCAGTATCACGTCTACGACTGTCCCCAATGGGGTCCGGACGAGCTACCGGGCGGAAAGACTCACGGGACGATGGAGGACGCCTTCGACTTCCGCAACACGTACGTCGATTTACTATTCGTCAACATCGACCAGTCGATGCCAATCAAGCGCGTCCACACGCATAAGATCTCGACTTTCGAGCACCTCAAGACCTCGTACCAAGAGGCTCTCGACCGGGGCTACGAGGGCGGCATGGCACGCAACGTCCATGGCACGTACGAGTCCGACAAACGCTCGAAGCACCTGCAGAAGATGAAGGAGTTTATCGACGCTGAGTTCAAGATCCTCGGCGTCAATGACGGACGAGGGAAGGATGCAGGCACCGTCGCCACTTTCACCGTCGAGTTGCCCAACGGCAAGACCTGCGACGTGCGCCTCAAGGCCACCTACGCGCGGCGTCGCGAGCTGATGGATAAGCCCGAGCTTTGGCGGGGCAAGAAGCTGACCGTGAATTTCAAGCGCTGGACGGCCGATGGCTCTCTCTACTTGCCGATCGGCAAGGCGATTCGGGACTACGAATGACCGGCGCCGAGGTCCTCTTCGCCTGCGTCCTGTCTCTACTGGACCCACGCGGGATGCCGATGGAGTCCTGCGAGAACAATGCAGAAGCAGTGGAGATCGCTGACGCCATCGAGAACGCGACAGTCGGGACGGGCATTCCCAAAGACACGGTCGCGGCCGACATCTGGCACGAGAGCAACTACAACAAGCGCGCGATCGGGACCAAGGGTGAAGTAGGTCTGATGCAGGTCAAGCGCGGAGGTGCCGTACAAGGAGCCTACGCCAAGATGACCAACGCGCAGCTCTCAAACATCTCGTTGAACATTTACCTCGGCGTGAGCTACATGGCTCAGAAACAACAGAAGTGCTCTTGGCATTGGCTGACAAAATACAATCGACCCGCGAACGGTTGCCGCCCATCGAAGTACAGCCGTGGTGTCGCCGAAGATCTGAAGCTTGGTCAGTCGTTGCTGCGTCGTCTGATGACGAGCAAGCTCACAGCATCGTCTTAGGTCGACGCTACGTTGTTATAGTAGAAATAGCCGCTCGAAGACCAGAGAGGGCTAACCGCAGCCGCCGGCTCATGGCAGATCTCGCACTGCGGAGGCGATACCGACATCCACACCGCGGGATAACGGTGCTGGCACGGTCCGTAGGTGATGGCTGGCCACTTGATCTCGGCCCACGGAACCGGGGTGGTTGTCACCGATGATGGCCACGTGAAAGGCGCAGGAGCAAGCTTCTGCAGAAGGTCCGCGACCTCTTGCTGCGTTCCTTCGATCTCGATGACGGTGCCATCTGGGCGCACGATTTTACTCTTCACTGGGCTTCTCTTCTTTCTTCGGCGGCAGAGCGAACGCATCCGCCTTGTGCGCCTTGAAATTATAGACAGACTTCGGCATGTGCTTGGCTTTGTTTACCACCTCGGGAGGCGGCTCGCCGACAATAGGGTGACCAAGCTCTTTCATGATCATTCCGTACATCGCGCCGTGCTTGCCGGCAGCGTCGTGATCGCCCGCGCCGAGAGCTGCTTTCATTCCATTTAAATGGTGGGCCGCAGCTTCGTGGAGCTGATCCTTGCGGTACTCGGCGTGTGCGGCTTCCTCTGCCTCGTGCTGCTGTTTTCCGCTATGGAACTGGTGCAAGGCTGCAGACGTCTCTAGATGATCGGTGTGGTCAGGGTCGGTGATCGGGTACTTGCCCAACCAGCTATGAAGAATGTTGGCCATTACACCCGCCCGACAGCTTCGAGCAAAGTAAGCAGGCTCTCACGGTCCCAGCCCTTGAGCTGGACTACATAGCCGTCAGCGACCTCGGTGGACACAGCGCTCTTAGTTAGCTCCGACAGGCAATGGCACCCGAGGAAGGCGATCATCGAACCCGGACCAGCAATCGGGCGGAACTGGGTAGAGCCGCAGAGCGAACAGGCGTGAGCGGCTTCTGATCGCGTGAGCTTGACCGTGGGAGGCTTGGCTGGCGTCAGCGGTGCATTCGGCTTCACCTTCGGTGGCTTCATGGCGGCTGCGGTCGGAGCAGGCGCGTGGGCTGTCGGTGCCGTAGGAGCCGACGGGGCGATGGCGGCTGCAGGCTGGCCAGGCCCTTTGGCGGCCTTCTCCAGCTCGTCCTTCTTCATTCGTGCGCGGACTGTCTCGCGATCGCAGTCGTACTTCCGAGCGAACTCTTCATCCGAGAGCTTCTCATCACCGGGATTATCGCCCATCCACTCATCTGACTTCTTCGACAGCTCGGCGTTCTTCTTCATCTCGCGAGCGATCATTTTGGTGCGTGCGAGAAGGTCGATATTTTTGCCGAGTCGTTCTAGGTCGAGATCTCGCAGGTCAAGGGGTGACGCCGACTCTTCACCAAGCGCCACCGCAGTGGCGGCCACCAGGTGGAAAATCGACACATCCTGAAAAGCGTACGGTTGCCCAGCGATATCAACGCTGCCCGTGAAACCGCCTTCAGCCTTCATAAAGGACATGGACGACCCGACTACACCAGGCAGCTCTCCGTCGAACTCGTCCTCACTGCGAATCCAGGCCAGAATAGTCCGGGGAAGCAGAACGTTACCAATCTCTTGAGACCGCTCGGCGACCTTGTTAAGCGCCTGGACGCCTGCCTCGCCGAGAACCGAGGCCATAAATTGGAGCGACTCTGAATTCATTGTGTAGACAGAAGATTGCGTCGGTTAGCGTGGACCAAATAGTCCGTTACGAGGACCCATCACCTGACGTTGGCCATCAGCACCGGGAGCCTGGTCGTCTTTCGCTTCCTTCATAGAAACATATTCCCTTTGGGCGATAAACTGCTGAGGCATACGAGTGACCTTGCGCTCGATCATATTCTCGGTTTGCGCCACGCGAACCTGGTGGATGATGCGCTGAATGATAAAATACGGCCTGTACTCGTAACGAACCGAGTAGATCACGCCCTTATCAGAAATAGGATCGAATCCTGGGCCGGCACCCTGCTTCCACACAATCTGTCCGTCTTGAATTGTGAAAGCAGACGAATCGTACGACTTCCCAGTCGAGTCCATGAGGTCCAAGACTCTCACCGCTGGGAAGTCTAAACGGTCACGCCCGGTGACGTGAGCTTCGACCAACTGCCAATGAGGGACCGTAATTGCCTCCTCCTGGAGAAAGAGTCGGTCGAAGGGAAGAATTTGGATGGGCTCAGTCGATGGGTCGTCATAGGTTCTGGGCGTAGTGATTTGGACCGTGCTCCCGTCAAGAAGACCGATGTCGTTCTGGTCTAGCTTGCTTCCAGACGCCATGAACGTACCGGTGACCACGCCGGCCTTTTTGTGGATCATGCCGTTGGAGCACCCCGAGTGGTCGTCGTGGACACGACGGTCGTCATAGAGATCGACGAGACCGACAGGACATCTGAAGGTTCTCCAGTGAACTAGCTGGACGCCTTGGCTTCTGATGGCGGCGTCGAAAGCATCGGCGTCGAAAGCTACGCCCTGCCCCTTGGGGAACTCCAGACGTACGCCGTTCTCCAGAGGCTTCGTGGACATCTTAGCGTCCCAGGAGCTGGTTGCACCGAACGGTAAGCGCCTCGTACTTCGGGATGAGATGCTGGAACATCTTCGGGTCCACCTGCTCACTCTTCTGCAGCTCGGTGAAGCGAATCGTGGGGTGACGCTTGGAAGCCAAGTAGCGGCCCACGGCCCGGTGAGGAGCGCAGGCGAGGGTTTCCATACGCCCTTGGCCCTTGGAGACGACCAGCATGTTTAATCCACCCGTAGTCACAATCTCGATGACCGCATGCCCGTCCAGGGTTCCTACGGTCTTTTTTGACTCGATGTCTTCCTTACGTAGCTGCATAAATTGAAGATTGCGCTTGCCACATGACCGACGCGTCTGCTAGTATCAAATTCATGGCTCACGAACTAAAGTGGATACATATTGACGATAGCTATTTTCTTGTGCAACAAAACGTCGTCGGGCAACGTAAAGAATGGTGCCTGATAGGTTCCGTCCAATTGCGTCAAATCTACGAAGCGGAGCCCGCGCTCTGGTATGCCTGGAACGAAATCGTGAATCTAGGGGCCGAGCGCGAATGGCTAGGCAGATGCGAATCACTCGAAGAAGCGAAAAGTAGAGTCGAAGCCTCAGCTAGGGGCGACGCTTAGACCGTGACCCAGAGCCGGTTAATGCCGGCGTCGACGCCGATCTCTGCAGCGACCGTCTTGACCTTCGCCAGGCGGTCCAGGCACGCCGCCGGGTTCGACCCGTAGCGATAAAGAATTGCTTCCAGCTCGTCAGCGTGGATGGAATTCAGCCAAGCAGTCAGCTGCGTACCAACCTGCTTGCTTACCGTAGGCATCGAGGCCAATTTCTTCTCCACCGGCAGATTGTTGAAGTTCTTGGAGCCCCAGGCACGCAAAAAACAAGGTACAAACGACTTGTGGTCGTTGGCCGGGTCGAAGTCAGACCCTGCGATCGCGGCGCCGTGGTCAATGAACTGGACGAGACCGTCGGCATTTACAAGGCAATTCTGGGCGTGCGCGTCCGTTTCCCCGAGAATAAAATACAAGACCGCCCACTCATGCAGTCGCCCGTCATTTAGATACGGTGCGAACACGCGACGGCCGGCGCTCGGGTCGGTATCTTCGAGCTTGCCAAGGGTCTTGAAGTCTTGGCCGAGGAACCTCAGGGCAGCGAACTGCTTGCCGTTGAGGAGCAGTAGCTCCGCGCGTGGGAACGAGTCGTAGAGGCCCCAAGTCTTCGCCACGTGATAGAAGAGAGCCTCGCGAGCTGCTTGGGTAGACGGATCCTCATTCGCACCAGCCGCGGACGACTGCCCTCCGGAACCTGGCTTAAGCAACCAGGCGTGACCGGTCTTCTCATCGTGAGCCAGCAGTGTCCCATCGGAGTGCTTGCCCGAGAGCGTGACCTCGAATACGAAGTGGTCGTTGAACGCCCGACGTACCTCATCGGCGACATCATTGCCTTCAGAGTGGGCAGCGGCGATGTCCGGGATCGGCAAAGTCACGGACTCCGCCTTCTTCATCCCCTCCATCGCCTGAACAGCCTTCAAGGCCTTCAGGTTCTCCGGCGAGACCTCAAGGCCGTAGACCAGCAGCGCCGTCGCGCTCGGGTCACCGTCGTTCTCCCAGAGAGCGGCTCGAACGGCCTCGGGAGAGACCTCGGGACGACCAGAGAGGAATCGAGCCGCGCGAAAGGCTGCATCGAGGTGTGGCCTGTATCCGAGCTGGTCGCGAACATTTTCGGAGTCGGGATTGGGTGGACCTTCTTCTGATTTGTTGAGCGGAGAGGAGCCGTCGTCCGTGCTCACGGAATACATCTGAGTGGTGTCGAGATGCTCCAACGTGCCTTCAAGGTCTCCACGATCGGAGATATCTTTGGAACGAAGCCAGGGGTAGGCGAAGAGAAGCTGACGCTCGATCTCAGCGTCGGTGCCTTCGAAGAGGCGCTCGGAGTCGTCCTGGATGTTGGTTACGTAGACCTTCACTTGGAGCGCTCCTTCTCTTCCTTCTCTTCCTTCTCTTTGTCCGTCAGCTCACCAGGACGGAACATGGGAATCGGATCCTTGTGCCAATCGGTTACACCGTAGTTCTCGATGCCATGCTCTGCTCTCTCATCCAGCCAGTCGGCTCGTGCATCAAAATTACGTTTCAGGTGTGCACGAATCTGTGGGTCTTTGATTTGGTCTAGTCTCGAATGAAACTCTTGACGGACCTTTGGCCCCACTTCACTCCACCAGTCGTTGATGACCGGTTGGTACGATTCGAGAGTCTTCATTTGAGCGGCGTAAGCCAAATTGATTCTGTTGCTCTGTTTTTTCCAGTCTGAGTGAGGGATTTCCGGGATGGCCGGGCTAGCTCCGTCGACGGCAGAATCTTGATGATAAGATCCAAACGTATCCTCAAGTTCGCCATGCTTCTTGGGAGAACGCAACCCATCGTGGGGAGCGATGTACTGAAAAGACCTGGAGTGATCGACGGCAAGCAGCGTCGGCTTGCCACTAGAGTCCTGTCCTTGAAGGAGATTGCCGTAGTGTCGATCAAGATTATTTGAGAGCATATCCATGACGGCTATCTTGCGCGCATCCTGATGGGGACCAGACTCCTGAGAAAACGGATCACCAGGAAGAGTCCCTGCGTCGGCTTGGTTCTTCATACCGGGTTTGATATGAATCACTAGTGCTGGCTCTTTCTCATGACCGGGCCCCATGTCATGTTCTGATACTGACACATTCTGATGAAGATGCCCAATCCCAGCTGCATGATAAAGGGCTTGGTTCGTCATTTCTGCCCACCCTTGATGAGGGTGCTTCTGCCAGCCGCTGACGCGCCGTATAACCCTTTCGTGATACGGCTTCACCATAAATTTTGATACACCCTCTTCACCCGGCACCTGTGCTTGAAACACGACCTTACGCGTTATGCCGGCGCTTCGACTCGCCGCACCGCCCGTCTTCTTCTTGATCTCGTTGGGAGAGTTCAAAACCTGCTGGCGATAGGCCTCCACGTGAGCCCCGTTGACAGCTGGGTGGGCCGTGAGATCCGGAGTGTGGTCGACCACCTTATAGGCGTTCTTGTCGACAGCCTTGGCGATCGATGAGAGATGCTCCGGCTTGATGGCCTTGGACAGCTCGCTCTTCATTATCGGCTGGCCGAGCATCTGATTCAAATGGCCCATGTTGAAGGCCTTGGAACCCGACAGCGCCTGCATCGCTGCTTGGTCTCGGGGGTTCTCCGCCATCAGGCGCTGGAGAATGACTCCTACGTGACGTGGCTGGAGGTTCTTGGCTTGTCCAAGATTCTTCCACACCAAGGGATCGCGGTCATTGAGGGCGCTCTCGATGTGCTCGGGGGTAGCGGAGGGACCGGAAGCAGCCGAGTAGCGCAGAGCTGCGTGCCCACCCGTCGCCCGATAAGCTCCCTGATCGAACAGCTCGTCGATCAAATCATGCGGCACCGAAGAGTTCTGCAGGGCATGCATCGCGAGGACGTGGAGATGCGGCTGGACCATCGGATCGGCGCCAGCGTGGATTAGCTGGGCCAGAATGTCGTGCGACATTTTAGGATGAGCCAAGGCCGTCTCCGCGAGCTTCGAGGAATCCACCGAAGGAACCAGCATTTGGGCCTTCACGACCTCTCCGAGGAGGTCCGCGGGAGCCTGCGGGTGGCGGAGCAGGTCCATACGGTGTCTCAAAGACACGTGAGGGTCCTGGAACATCTGCCGAATGAGATCGGGATTCATTCCCGGATGCTTAGCCAGGGTATCGTCTAGACGGCCCTGGGAGAGCCTCTGAGCTGTGTCCAGGTGTCCAGGCTGCACTCGGTCAACGTGCGACAGAAACGCCAGCTGCTGCGCCGTAGGAGGCTTCCCCGAAGCATCGGCGGTCGCTTCAAGCAGGTGCATGCCCTGGGCGGAACCAAAGGACGGATGCTCGATGGCTGCCTCGTGAACGGTGGGGTCGGGATCGAGAGAGGCTGTCTGGAGATGGACGGGATTCACGGAATCGAGACGGAGAGCCATGAGGCGTTCGGCGGGGTTCGGATGTTGAAGGAGCGTGGAGACTTCGTCTTCGGATTTGGCGACACGAGGACTCGAAGGCGGTGTGGCCAAAGTTGACGTATGGGGAGCCACTACCACCTCCCCTTCATTCGCAAACGCATTCGGTCCTTGTCTTTCTCCACCACCCCAAACATCGCCAAACTGATGAGGCACGGTATGGATTGCGTTCTCCGAAACCCACGCCGAAAGAGTTCCTCCCCTATGTCTATCTTTTGAACCGAATCGTTCTGCTACATGCGCAAAGGGCGTCCAGGAAGAGGACTTCTCGTGTGTGACAGAATTGCCCGAGCCGATCGCCTTACGTTCCTTCGGTCCGATCCCACGATGCAACAAGTATTCACGCTGGTTCGTAGTCGGGTTCATTCGATGCTGGGTGTTCTTTGAGATCCAGCTCAAGGCGCGAAGCCGCGCAGCTCCTTCCATTCGCGGAAGCTTGTCTCGATCGGCTTTACGACCAGGAGCGCCTTGCCAGCGTCTAATCAGATGTTTCTCATTAGCCGGTACATCGGCTGGATTGAAGGGAGGGGCTTTTACAAGCGGCTCCTCGCTCTTCTCCATGTCGAAGATCTGCCGAACGATGTTCTTGTCATCGTCGGGCCCCGCGAGATGATCGTAGAAGCGCTTGGGGAGACCGTCCTTAACGGAAACCCACTGCCAGTCGTCAGACTCGACCTCTTGGTCAGGATCATTCTCTGAGTGAACCACAGGCTCGTTCCCGCAATACGCTGTAAAGAAGGACAGTGTCGCGTGCGGCGTCTCTACCGTTGTGAGGGGACTGAGTGACTGGGCCTCGATGCCGGCCTCCTCCATCAGCTCACGACGAGCGCAGTCTTCGGGAGACTCGTCGTCGTTGGCGTGTCCGCCCGGAAGAGTGTACTCGCCAGTGTCCTTGCGCTTGCCGAGCAGGAGTTCTCCCGCGGCGTTGTAGCACATGACGAGTGAGACTGCTTTGGGCATCAGCTTTGGACTTTAGACGTTGCCAGTGAAGATCGATTGACCGGCCTTCGCCTTGATCTTCTTCACCAACATCGCCTGCATCTTCTCTAGATCGGCCATTCTCTTCGTAAAGATCTCTGGGCCGTTCCCCGAGATGCTCTGCGACATACCGTCAAGAGAGAGAGACGAGCTATTCGACTTGCCGTACGTAGGAGCCAGAAAGCTAAGAATAGCCATCGCAGCGGTAATTCCGACCAGATCATTTAATACCTTGGGCAACAACCCGTCCTCGAAGCCAACGGTGTAAACGATCGTCAAGAGAGCAGCTGCCCAACGACTATTTCCCCCGAACAAACTCAAATAAGCGGACGTAGCAGCCGTACCAGCAATAGCGGTTGTTCCGCCATTTTGCCCAAGCATCAGAAGTAGAGGCATGATGTTCAACTGCCCCTGATCCAAGTTACCTGTTTCGATCCAGTTCAAATCGAATGTGAAAATGGGCGTTCCGTCTGTGGTAGCAATCGCAACCGACTCAATGCTGGCGACTGGACGATGTCTCAGGCGCAGGTACCCCAGACTCTTCATTTCTTGCGGGTCCCAAGGGTGCCTCTCCTGAATCTGAGTCGGCATCAGATCCGTGTGAGTCATCAGCTCGACCTCAGAAACGGCTCGGTCAATCTCGTCTTGAAGCATGTCCTGGGTCAAACGATCAGCCACGCCCGTATCGGGGTCCTTCGTACCCGACACCAAAGGAATCCCAAACAGCTGTCGATTCACCAACTGCTCAGGCGTTATCAGTGGCTCCAGACGTCCCCATGACGAAGCTACGGCTCCAGCGGGAAACTGCGCCCCCATTCCTGGCTTACTGATCGTATAATCGCTCACTTACTTCACCCTCAAAAGAACGCCAGGAGCGAAGCGAGCGTTCAACACAACCGGTCCGGGCTGCGTTAAAACGAAGTTCATCGCCACCGAGCCGACAATCGGGTCGCTAGCTAGAATCGGAATGCTCCAGATCGACGGGTCCTGGCTGAAAGGCTGTGTGGCCGACCGCACCACCTGTTTGGCGTCGTCTATGTTGACCAGCGTCACCGACAGAGTCGAAGTGGCAGGAGCCATGTATCGACGACCAGCTGGAGAGTAGCCCTGATTACTTCGATCCAAGCTGGCGTCAATTAGACGAAAATAAATGGTCTGCGCGTCGCCAGAATAGATCTCAACAGCAGAGACCTCCTCCCAGCTGTTAACATTTTGGACATCTGTCAGGAACCGAACGGATAGGAGCATTTAGACCTCCCACCCAAGATTGCGTTGGTCCTTGTCGCGATTATTCACTGTCCGACTGTTCAGTAGGTTTTTCACGTTAAGTCCGATACAAGAAAAGTTGCAAAACTTCCGTTGACGTGCCAGGTACAAAGACCTACACTTTGGTCCGTACTGAACCAGCGCCATGGAAGATATCGAACCAGGGGGACCGAAAGTGGCTACCGACGACAAGAGGGAGTTCTTGAAAGCTCTCGTACGAAAAGATCCATTCGCGACCACAGCTACGTACCGAGAACAGCTTCGCGAGCATTTCGGCGAGACGATGAACGCAGGCGCCATGAACAGACTTATCGGAGAGGAAAGGAACGCCATCCAAGCCGTAGGTCTTCGTACGAGAGCCAACCCTGAACAACCTTTGCCCACCCTTTCTGCCCAGAGCCCAGAGCCCAAAACGGACCTAGCGTGGTTGACTGATGTGGCGGCCAAGATGAAAGAGGCCGGAATTTCCAAAATCGAAATTTTAGCCGATGGTAGCCCCAGCTTCACCCTTGCTAGGCAAGACCAGGCCTGAGAAACCAGAACGCCTCTTCATTAAGAGGAACCGCTTGTCCAGCTGCAACAAGGCTCTCCGCAAACCGGTGAACCACAGTCGAGAAGAACTCGTCACCAGCCATGTGAGCCGGCAAGATGCCTCTGATGTACTCGGCAGACACCGAGCGTAACAAAAACAGAGCGTCCTCCATACTTGTCAGTGCCATCTCGCTCGCCACAGAAAGCGTGGTTCGGTAGTAGATGTCCGCATTGATCTCGCCCTTGCGGTACATCTCGACGACAAGATCGTGAACGTCAGACAGGCTGGTAGGAGGCGCCTTAGACATCCTTACCCCTGTAGTTCGATTCCCAAGCTATCTCGATCTCTTCGTCTCGCTCCGAAAGTACTGTACCAAGCAGACGATCGAGTTCTGCTTTGAAGGACTCTGGACGTGCTCCTGCTTTGATAGCTGCTGCGATTTCGTCTAGACGTTTCTTAGATGCTGAAGTGGTCATTGGTTTCGTTACCTTTAGACATCTAGTAGCGAAACATCTGTAATCATAGGATGCTCGGCAGGCAGAGCCGTCAGACTCAAGAATGACAAGTCGCAATCGATCTTGTCCGAGTGCCAGCACCAGCTACGAGCTAGAGTAGTCGCTTCATCCTTCTGAAGTACGTGACACAGATCAGCCCGCCCAGTTTGCTGGCCAGCCCACTCCACAAAGAGAACGCGCGTTCCGACAGGAAATGATTCCTGCAGCGCCAGCTTGATCGTGGCCCTCCCCTTCCAAGCAGCCATTATGTTAGGAGCGACCTTGACGACGTGAAACGCCGCAGGCTCCACTGGAGTTTTCAATGGGTCCCCTTCTTCGGCAACAGAATCTCTGCGGTTGTCTCCTTGAGGCTGTCTCCGATTTCCTTCAAGAGCTGCTGCTCATAGTGCTGGGAGAGCATTTTTATCAGCTCGTCATAAGACATTCCGGCCATCGCAGCGGCGGTGCCCAGGGCTATGCTCAGGGCACCGATCGCATAGTGAACGTTACCTTCGACAAGCACGGGCGCTTGCGTCAATAGCGCATTTGCTGCGTCTAGTATTAGCTTGACGCCATGTTCCGATATAACTGGATCGCTCACATACTGTATGTAGCGAAACGCCCACCGCCGGCAGCAACCGGGGTGGGCGTTTAAATAGGTAAGCTAAGGTTTTTGAATTACGCGGCGAGCATTCCGAAGTTCTTCAGAGCCAGGACGAGATCGCCGATCGTGTAGGCGGATGCGCCGGTGCCACCCGTGAAAGTCGAACCAGCCAGGACCGCGGTGCCGGTCGCGGCGGTGAAGCCGGTCGTGGTACCAAGCGCAGTCTGCTGAGCAACGGGAGTCTTGTTGAGGCCGAAGTTCCCGTCGAAACGGGTCGCGCCAGCTTGCACCCACAGGGCGTAGGCGTTGGTGATGGTCGCGTTGGTGCCGGCGACGGGAGCGCCCTCGATGGCGAAGGTCGCCGCCGAGGTGATGGTGCTCGCGCCGACGAACGCATACGTCGGCTTGCGGACGAAAGTCTCGCGTTGCGTGGTGAGGGCACCGGTGGCCCACTGCTGCGTGGCCGAGTTGGCGACGTCGAAGTTCACAACCTCGGTCGAAGCCGTTCGCGCGGTCTGAGCTGCAGGAGTGAAGGTGCTCTTGCCAGTCGTCGCGAGCGTGGTAACCGTCAGAGCCTTCAGAGACGAAGCGCCAGCCACCGAGAGGGAGGCCAGAGTGCTTGCACCGAAGTTGGTCGTTCCGTTGATGGTCAGCGACGAGGGGACGTCAACCGTACCGACAGTAACCGCGCCGGTGGTACCGTCAATCTTGAAGGCATCCGAACGCTTTCCACCGAACTTACGGTCGAGGCGCTTGACGAGAAAATTCTGGCCGTTGGAGATAATTTCAGTGGACATAGTCGGTTCCTTTCAAGAGTGGTTGAGGTAGCTGGTTGCTCTTGAAGATTGGGATTTAGGACGGGACAACTCGTTTGAAATGCCGCAGCTTTCCTCCCAGGACGATGTTTTCTGTGGCCCACAGCGGGCGCAGGTTGGTGTAGTGGCAGGCTTGGGCGAATTGGCCAGCATCCGTTAGATCGAACGTGACCAACGCCTTGGCGTGGTCGATGTGCCACTTGCCATAGTTCTCCCAGGTCATGCCGGGCTGGAATTGTTTCTCAAGATGGTCCCGAAGCTCGGGGACAGTGCAGCCAAGTGAGTCAACAGCGGAGCCGGCTTTGAATCTACCCTGCAGTGCGTTGTATAGGCGGGAACGAAGGAGCCTAGCTAGACGATAGTTCGGGTCCGTCTGCGTCTTCCTTTTCTGATATGCCTTGCGGGTGGCGCGAAAGCGCTCGGGATTTTCCTTAATCCAAGCAGTGGCACGCGCCGACTTCTTTTCACTATTATCTCGTGAGTAGACCGTATCTTTTGCTCTCTGACATTGCCTACATATTGGTTGACGCCCATCGGGACTAGCGGCCCGCTTGTTAAATTCACCTACTTCTTTGGGAGTCTCACACTTTGAACAGGTCTTCACGATATTTATGTAGCGAAAAACGCAAACAGCCCACCGAGACCGAAGTCAGGGTGGGCTGTTTTTGATACTATCTAACCGCTGATGCTTAGATCAGGTTGTCGACGAGGACCAGCTTGCGCGGCTCCTTGACCGCGAGGCTGACAAACCTGTAGAAAGCTTCGGGCTGCGACAGCTCGGTGACCGCCAGCTTCAGGCGGCTGTACGGAGCCAGCTCCTTGAGCGCCAGGTTCTCGCCCTTGTCCAGGAGGTAGCCGGTGACGAAGCCCGGCAACTTGTTGCCGAGGTCGGTGAACACCGTGGTGCCCGAACCGGGAGTCGACGCTTTGACGCGACCGATGAACTTCTCGGTACCCGCAGCGCCACCAGGAGCCGTGCGGTAAACATTGAAGTAGCGGTTGGTCGTCGCTGCGTGGGTGATGGTCAGAGCCACCTTGTCGGCAGACGTCGCGATGGTCACCGAGTAGGTGTTCGTCTTCGGGCTCTCGCCGACCTCGTTGCAGGTCGTCACCGCGTAGATGTAGACCTGATTGGCGAGGAACGCCGTCGGTGCCGCTGCGTCGGTTGTCGACGTGTTGGGGACCGAAGTCGCGATCGACGTCGGGGCCAGGGGGCCGTTGCTGCGGGCGCGAGCGGCTTTGCTCTTGCCACGGAGGAACTGGCTCGACTCCACCGTCACGGTGCCGGTCGACACGAACTGCTTACGCAGGTCCGCGCCGGTCGACTCCTGCGGGCTGCCGGCCAGGATGATGCGCTCCTTGCCGTAAGCCAGCTTGTTGTACGCCGACTTGACAGTCGGGTCGACAATGAGGCGGTCCGCCGAACCGAAGTTCAGCGAGCTGCGAAGGGCTGCGTCCTCCAGCATCTCCTGGGCCAGGTTGCCACCAGCCGAGAGAACGACCGTGTCGTCCGAGCCGAACTCGGAGAACATGAGGTCCTTCGCCTGGTACTGCGTGTCCGACTGACGGATCTGGAGGCCCAGACCGTGCATGTTCGGCAGCGCAGGGGTGGTGTTCGGGTTACCATCGAACACGCCAGCGTTGCTGAAGTCCGAGAGACCGCGGAAGCAGTCGAACTCGATGTCGCCAGCGAGCTTGAGCGCCGCGTCCGAGGCAGCCCGCTCTTCGGCCTTCACGCCGTCGACGGTGTCCACCAGGTTCGCAACGATCGTCACCCGACGAACGTGCGAGTAGAAGCACATCGGAACGACCACACGGACGAAGTCCGAGGTCTCTTCCTGACCGATATGCCCCTCCAGCTGAGCCGAACCACCAAACTCACCGTAGCTGAGCTGGCGGTCGAACTGCGCGAGAGTCGACTTGCAGGTCTCGACCTTGAGCATCTTCTGCAGCTTGATGTGCTCTTCCGAGAAGGTCACAGTGTGCATCGTGTTGCTCAGGTCCTCTGTTTGAAGGGCCCCACCCTGAACCAGCTGGCCGGGGGCTGCGTTATACGAGCCACCTTCCATCGCCTTGATCAGGTCATTGATTCGTTCGAGTGCGTCGTTCATTGGTAAATTCTCCTAAGTTCTTTTCTTCGTTACTGAAATTGCCGAAACCGTTGGTTGCCCGAGTTACTTATCCGTGAGCAAGTGGGCAACCTGCTCAACGCTGACTGTTCCGAGGTCGAATCTGCAAACGAGTTCGCGGTCCGATTTATTGAGCGGCTTGGACGACACGAGCGTCTTCAGCTTCGCCTTGACCTGCTCTCGCGTGAGAACCGTCTTCTGCTCACTCTTTGCAACGGCAGCACCGAGACCGGTAATTGCCTTGCGACGGGGCTTCCCAAGAACCGTCTCAACAACGGTCATCAGATCGCTCATCCCTTTGTTTGCCTTCTCGACCTGCTCCTTGAGCACGACGATTTCGGCCTGAGCCTTGTTCAGGGGGTTCTCACCGTTCGGAGGACCGATCTCTGCGCTCTTCTCGCCCTTGAGGGTGGGAGGAGCCGAGGGAGAAGCAGCCGGGGGTGCCGGAGGAGCTGCAGCAGGTGCCGGGGGTGCCCCTGCATCCATGCCGGGGTCCATGCCAGGGTCACCGGCGCCCGCGCCCATGACAGCAAACAGAGCTGCCTTGCACGCGATGTAGTGAGCCTTCAGGTCCTCGGGAGGAAGCTGAGCGTACTCAGCCTGCAAAGCAGCGGGATCCGCGCTTTGGTCAGCAGCCGGGTCCGCCGACGCCGCTGCGTCAGCCGGAGGTGCTGCTGCAGGAGCATCGGTCGCCGGGGGCGCCGAGGCAGCAGCAGCCGGAGGACCATCCGAAGCCGGAGGAGCGCTCTCGGAATCGCCACCGTCTGCAGGAGCATCGGACGTTGCCGAATCGTCTGCAGGAGCCTCATCCGACGTTTCCTCGCCGGGGTTGGCCTTTGCCAGAGCTTCTTGCTCGGTCTTCACGAGATCGGCAATGCCGGTCTCAACAGCCTTCAGGAGATCCTGAAGCTCACTGTCTTTGTAGGTTTTCTTCATGACTGCGTCCTTTCTTCTCGACCTTTGAGGGGTCGATTACGACGACGCCTGCATGTTCCAGTAGAGGTCGGCGTCGAACGTCGCGACCGGGGTGCCGGTGATGGTGGCGACGACCGGGGCGGTGCCGTTGGTCGACTGGTACCACTCGATCTTCGCGCCCTTCAGCTGGATCGCGCTAAGGATCGCAAGCAGCTCGACGGGAGTCAGGATGTCCGAGCCGGAATCCGTCTCGGTTGCGAGCTGAATGACGCTCGGGGCATACACCTGCGAGGTGTTGCCAACGATGTCCTTCGCCAGCGGCCACGAAATCGGCTGCGTGCGGATGAACGCGTTCTTGGCGCCGGGGCTGCCGGTGCCGATCGCGATCGTCGGATTACCATTGGTGTCGAACCCCTCAACGAGGGTCGCCGACAGAGTAGCCGAGAGGCGCTTGCGCAGCTCGTCCGCGAGCGTTGCGCTGAGGGCCAGTGCTTTATACGATGTAGACATTTATTGAAATCTCCTGTGTGTTTCGTGCCGTTACGTAACGGGAGCACTCAGGTGCTCACCATTTCAATGTCCCCTTGCGGGGCAGTTCTCTTTGCAATTCAGAAGATTGCGATTTAGTACGGAACAACTTTTGGGCAATAACCCTAATCTTGGGTTCAGTGCCCACCTGCTCGAAATGCAACGACAACAAAGACGCCAACGACTTCCACCAGGCGTTTGCCACGGACCGGCCACGGCAAATAACGTCGCGGTGCAAGACGTGTCGTTCAGAGGCTCGGTTTGAGAGGCTCTTCCCCGACACAATCTGCGCCCAATGCCTACGTCACAGGCGCCTTGATACAAACAAGGTGTGTGTCAAATGCAACGAGGAGTCCGGGCTTCGCACGTGCATTGGCACATGCGGCGAACTACTGCCGTTGTTCGTTGCCTTTTACGGCAACAAAAAGATATGCATTAAGTGTAGAAAACTTAAGCAGCCGCTGCAGGCAAGTGCGGCAACTTCGGAGCCTCAGGCATAGCTCCGTTCGGTTCCGGTGTCTTCAACTGGTGAACCGCCGCTGAATTAGCGCTTGGTAAAGGAATAGCGCCTTCGTGTCCCGGAACCAGGCTATGGGCCATGTTGGGCGCTTGACCGATCGGGAACGCTCTCTTGCGCTCTCGCTGTGGGATACGATCTTGACCAGGCAGATACTTCTGGTCCTTTGCTTTGTAGAGCGCCTTGTCGGCCTCTTCAGGTGTGGTCCCAAATCCCATACCCATTGCCAGCTTGTGGACGCCGCCGATTGCCGGCATGGCCTCCAGTCTCTGATGCAGAGCACGCGCGAAGCGAGCTGCGTGTTCATGTGAGGGGAGGTGCACATTGATTTCGTCGCCGCCTGGACGAAAGCTCTTGTAGGCTCCCGGCGCAGCCTCTTCCGCCGCCGCCTTGACAGCGCCCCCAAACGCCTTGATGGCCTGATCTCCTACAGCGTGGCCATGCGAGTTATTGATCGCCGAGAAATCTGTACCGTCTAGACCGACATAGACGCCAGGCTTCTTCTGAGCATGAAAGTCGTTCCAAGCAGCCTTGTTGCCCATGCCCGGGATCATGGAGTCTTCGTAACCGTGGCGCGTTGCAGCAGCGCTAGTTCCCTTGGGAAGGTGGCCCGCGGCCTCTGCCGCCCGCATATGGGCCAGCATCGTGGCGAAATCCATGGCGTTCTCTTCTTCTTCCGCCTTGCCCAGGTATGTTTCGAAGAGGTCTTCCATCTTTTTTATTTGGTTAGCTACCTCACTAGTCTTGTAGCGAATCTTTCCTGCGCCTGACCTCACGTTGGCGACGACAGTTTGAACTTCTGGGTAAGACATACGCTTACCGTCGAGCGTATAGGCGCCGTTCTGGACCTCCAGCGTATGAGGACGGTCGTGACCCACACGTGTGTAATGAAACACCGAGGGCTTCCTAGGAGCGGGCGGAGCCGAGGGTAGGACGATCGGATGGGCGTTGTTTGTGTCGGGCTCCGGCTGCGTTGGGATCGGGTCCTCCTCGATGGAGAGGTGGGGCGACATCTTCAAACCGTGGATTCTAGAAATCGTCTGCTCCGTGACCGGTCCCTCGGGCAAGAACTTGTCCATCAACCCGTGGTAGTCCTCCAAGTGACGGAGATTGTTTCCGATGATCATGTAACGCCCAGCGGGGTGGTGCTGGCCCTTGATCTTCATATGGACCTTGTGGACCGACGGCATCTCGGGCTCCAACAACGTCGGATGACTCTCGAACTCGGCGATCGCCTTCCTCAACGAGATGTCGAGCGCGTCCGACTTCGCCATGAAGGTCAACGTGGAGCCGCGCTTGGCCCTCTGTTCCGCGGCATCCAGCAGGTGGGGAAGCAAGTAGGCGTGATACAACATCGACGCCGGCACTTCACCGTAGTCACGGATGTACTGAGCGTGGATTCGCGCTGTACGCTGAGGCAGGGTCTCATCGACCTCCGCTTTGTTGATTTCACCCTCAACGAACGGATCAATCGCATTCCAGAAGGGTTCGTGAGTCGTGCCCTCTGTTGCGTTGGTGTTTCTCATCCCACGCGATCGCTCGTCAGGAGCGATGCCGATCCAGTGCTTCCAGAAGGCCGGGAAAATCGCATCCTCGGGCTTCTCGAAATGCTTACCCCAGGTCGGATGCTGCAGCATGTGCTGAACCGCCGGATGATTCTTCGCGTACCAGCGATCGATGCCGTCGAGAATGTGGCTGTTTCTCTCGTCCCACATCAGGTTCTTGACGTCGTCATTGGTCTGAGGATCTTTGCCCTGCTCTAGGCCGGCTAGGTGACGAACCATGTGCGTATCGGGAACGAACACGTTGCCGCCACCGATCATACCCATCATGTAGCGGGTCGTCTTAGGAGCGAGGCCAGGGACCGCGGGACCAGCGTATGGGCCGATATCTGGCTTGTCCTTCGAAATCGCTGTCTGGCGACGATTGTCCCAGAGTGCAGCCTTGTATTTGTGCTGCATCAGCTCGTTGGCAGACGCCCGCACGTTCTCGCGGTTCCTGTTGACCAACTCCATCAAGTGGTGGTGGTTTTCGTGATAATGATCCATGTTGGTCATTTTGTTGTTTGCCAACATGAACCCGCCCACTTCGCCGGCCGACCTACCGGTGAGCTTACTAGCGTTCTTCAAGTGAATACCGGGATGGTTGGTGAAGAACTCGCGCGTGTTCTCCGGATAGCTCTTACCGCCGTCTCGACTAACCCAATCGGCTTTGGTCTTGTCGGAGAACCCAGGCTCCCGCGCGTCCGCTCCAGTGTGGCGCATGGAATCGACAAGGTGCCCATACATCAGCTCCTGCATCGGAACGGGCGTATTTGGGCTCAAATTAGCGAACAACGCTGCATGCATCACGACCTCAGGAGGAAGGCGACCTTCCTTGAGGAGTTTGTGAACCTTCACCCAACCGGCCATCGCCTGGTTGTGGACCTGTTCAACCTTCGGGTCCGAAAGGATCTTGTTGAAGTGCTCGGCTTCTGGCCTATGCAGAGGGAAGGACCCAAACGACGTGTGCAGAATCCCCTTGTCCTCGTCGAACACAGGGTTCTTGACGGTCGGGTTCGGCTCGATCGGAACTCCACGGATCGTCGCCTTCTCAGAGGGCTCGGTGCCGGCGATGACAGTCTGCTTTTCCTTCGGTGGAGCAGCTTTTGCCGGCTTGGAGGCAGCTTTAGCAGGCGTCTTCGCTGCCGGCTTCTTTACCTTGGCCTTCGGCGCAACAGTCGGACTTTCCTTCTTCGCCAACTGCTTGCGCTTGACGTGGTAGTCCTCGGCAAGATTCGCGAAGTGATCCAAGAACTCGTCAGAAGCCTCGGGCATCCGCATTTTTGCGAACGTCTTGAATTTGTCGCGATCGAACAGCCCCGAGTAATCGCGGATCGCAGCTAGGGCAGCCGCCTTTTTCTTCTTCAGACCACTGTCTTCGCGCTGTAGAGCTGCAGTTCCAACCAATGACCCGGGTGCAGACGCAGTGCTGCCGGCCGTATAAGCCTTAGCGAGGTCGGTTCCATCCAGAATCGGATTTCCTTCAGTCGTCACAGACCCGCCCAGACGGGCGTAGAGCGGATCTTCGAACTCCGACTTTTTCGAATCGAGGAAAGACAAAGGGTCTCGGGTGACGTGCTGCTTTTCGAAACCCTCAGGTGCGTTGGGGTCCTCCAAAAGACCGGTATCGCAGCTCCGATTGCAGGGCTTCCAGGTCAGAGCCACTCGACGAGCCACGCACTCACGCAGCTCGTTGCCTTCTTTGTTCAGCGTGCTGCCCTCAATCGAGTAGCGGAGCAGGATTTTCTCGTCGTTGGCCACGTGGTCGCGGATCGCGGCGGCCAAAGCCTTGGCTCCTTCGTGACCGGCACCGTCGTAGAGACGCACCACGCCATAGAGCAGAGGGAGCTTGGTTTTCTTCCAGCAGTCCAACTGGCGTTCGGTCTCACAGTCGTCTTCACCGAATATTTTCTTGGCGTAGACGATTCGGCCGACAATCTCCTCACCATTGCCTTTGTCTTCACCCTTGTGCTCGTAGTTCGCGATTCCGCGACCTTCCTCAAGCTCAGTGATATCAAGACCTTTGATGATGATTCGCTCACCAGACGTATCGCAGGCTTCTGACGCAAAAATTCCGTCCAGCAGCATTCCTGTAGAAGACACGCCTTAAGATTGCGCTTGACGACTCTTTTACATTTTTGATAGTATCATTCCATGGCAAACGACACCGTCCGCACCATCCAGCAGCTGGCACAGTTAGCGATCGACGTCCAGAACGCCTGCAACCTGTCAGGTGTCGCCCACTCCTTCTCGAAGGTAGTCTCCGAGCTTTGGGAGCATGCCCACGAGCAGAAGAAGGGCACAGACTGGGTCAACAAGCACCCCATCGTCCAGGCCTTCGCCGACAAACTGGCCTCGCTTTCGCACATCCAGGGCTTCAACAGCAACGCCATCGAAGCCCATCGGTTGTGCGAGCAGCTCGCTCAGGGAGTTTCGCTACAAGATAATTAAATGCACTTCTGCGCCGACGAACTCTACGCCATCTTGAACGCCCTGGCCTTCTTCTTCCCGTGGGCGCACATCCTTGTCTTCAAGATCCGGTCGTGGATCCACGATCGCCTGTCTTGCAACCACCATCACACCGAGGAGGAGTAACACGATGCACAGCCTCGACGTCATCAAGCAGTATTCCAGCACGATCGGCCGCCAGGACGGCTCCCCAATAGTGCTTTTCGATGAAAGCGAAGTCGACGCACTCTTCCAGACATTCCCTTTCTCGATTCCTTTCGTGGATGTGGCCGATTCGAACGGCTGGAAACTGTCGTCGATCTGGACTGTGTCACCACACGAACTGAGCATCGCTCGCCAGGCCATCAAGAACATGGTGAACGGAGACCAGACCTACGCGTTCGGTATCGTGAAGGTCGACGAGAAATGTCTGGACCTCGGCGTCTTCTATGCTCGACAGAAAACCGCGCCTTCACTCATGCTGTCTCTCGAAGAGTTTCTCGACGGAGAGGATCCGTCGAAGCCGTTCACGCAATCTTGACAAGACTCGCCCTTCTAGCTCAACTGGCGGTAGCAACTGACCTGTACTCAGTAGGTTGTCGGTTCGAATCCGACGGAGGGCTCATAGATATCCGATGAAAACTGGCCGGCCACTCAAAGACAAAACGGGCCAGAAGAACGGACATCTCACCGTTCTTCACAGAGGAGAGAGCAAGGGCCGAGATACGATCTGGATCTGCATCTGCGATTGCCCCAATCAAACCGTCGTAGAAGTTAGGGCAGGAAACTTAAAGAGAACTGTGTCTTGCGGATGCGAAGGGCGACGCTCTAGATCAGATAGACGAACTCGCGACCTAAAGGGAATAACCTTCACAGCTCTTAAGGTCGAAAAACGAAACGGGTCGACTCCAGCTGGGAAGGCGCGCTGGGATGTGGAATGCGTTCCCTGCGGAAGTTCCAAGACGGTGACCTCGGGCGCCTTACTTTCGGGCAACACCCGCTCGTGTGGATGTGCAAAGTCATTCCTACAGACCGATTTGTTCTTCTTCGTATCGTCAATATCCGAGTGTGACGTAATCCAACACGACCGAACGCAAATAGCACCACTTGAGCTGGATATCTGGATACCTGACAAGCGTCTAGCAATAGAATTCGATGGCCTCTACTGGCACGGAGAGAAGCAATCTCTGGCGGCAGGAAAACACAAACTGGCCTCTTTCTACAAATTCAAAGAGTGCGAAAGCGCAGGCATCAGACTTCTTACAATCTTCGAAGACGAATGGGTTAGTAATCGGGATGCTGTAAAGGGGTATCTTGCGTCCATATTTGGTCAAAAGACCTCCATCGGAGCTAGAGAGTGTTCTGTCGTACCGAATGAAGGTCGGTCTTTTATTTCCGAACATCACCTACAGGGTGCGCCTCCTGGCGTTACCTACTCTCTGTCCTTCAACAGCAAAACGGTGGCTGCTGCCAGTTTTACCAAAGTTGGAAGTTCCAAACGAATGGAGCTTCCGGAAGAAACTTGGGAACTCAATAGATACTGTGTGTCTCCGGAGCTTGCAATAGCAGGTGGAGTATCGCGACTAATCCACGCCTTCTTGAGACAGACTAGCTGTAGAGCGGTTATCAGCTATTCAGACAATCGCTGGAGTGTCGGTGCTATGTATAAAGCAGCCGGATTTGTGAAAGACCGAGTAGGACTACCCACTTATTGGTATTTTAGGCCGGGCGATCAAACGCGGCGGATACATAGGTTCAACTGGAGACGAGATGTCGCGTTGGCGACATATGGCGGCTCCACGGAAGACACCGAATGGGATATAATGTCCCGCAACGGCTGGGACCGCATATGGGACTGCGGCAAGACTCGCTGGGTTTATTATCCGCGCTGAGCCGCCATCTCGTTGTGCCCCTGCCCACGGTAGGTCACGAGACCGGCCTTGTCGAACCCGTACCCAGGCATGAGCGTCACGAGGCTACAGCGGCAGCTAGGATGCAGCCCTCCGAGACACGGCTTGTCGACTCCGCGCTCGTGGTAGCCGGCCTGGACCTCGCTCAGGTACCACACCCTCGGCGTAACCTCGTCCGGGAGCAAGTGGATCTTGGTGCATTCCTCGCACCGATCACTGTCTCTCACGGTCACAAAGAAAACGACGGGGTCCTCGATGCCGCTCGCCGCGTTCACCTTTGTGATCCCCTCAAGGGTCCCGAGGTTTCTCGCCTTCGTAGCTTCGGTGTCTACGATCTTCTTCACCTCGGTCGCCGCAGAAGCCCATACGTCAGCCAGGTGACCGCCAAGAACCGTCTCAAGGTCTGTTTTGACGCCAGAAGCGTCGGCATCGCGAAGACACGACTCAACAGCGTGGACGGCTTTCAGCTTCGCCTTGTCACGAGCCAGGTCTAGATACCCGCTCGCCATGTCCGCTAGGTGCTGCACCGACTGTGGATCCGGCCTCGTATACTCCTCGCGCGCGGCAGTCTCATAGAGCCCCTGGAGAGTGAGTTGGGGGACATAGCCGATCTTGATCTGCTTGTCGCTACGCCCTTGGATAGACGACGGACCAAGATAGCGCGCCTTCACACGGTCAAATAATTTATCCACCGCCAGGCCAATCGCTTTCCTGGCTTTCTGGCCCAGGATGATAGCACCCACTTACTTCCCCTTAGCGGGAGAGTGGTGTTCAGCGATTGCCAAGATCTCCTTGGTCGTCGCCATCAGGTCAGTCTCCCAGCCGTCCAATGCCTGCTTAATGGTCATCTTGTGATGAGCTAAAATCCGGCGTTTCGACGGAGGCAACTGGTCCTCAGACTTCGTCAACACTCCAATCGCCTGATCGAGCGAACGAGTCAGATCCGTAGTGTCCGTCCCGTCGACGTTTCCCTTACCTTCGGCGTTCGCCTGAACAGCCTGGTCGGACTGCTGCTGCTTCGTCTTGTCATCTCCACCTGGGGCCGCGCCGCCAGGCGACTGCTCATCCGACACGCCTGCCGGCTCAGTCTGAGACGAATTCGGGTCCCCTCCCCCTTGCTGAGCCTGCTGAGCAGCCTGCTGTTGCTGCATTTGCGCCTGCTGTGCTTGCTGCTGAAGCTGTTGAAACGAGAACCAGAACTGATCTCGTCGGTAGGCGAGAGCCGGGTCTTGGGACGCCCCCACTCTACCCATGAAATGTTCCTCGATTTCCCCAACGGTGAAATGAGCGTCCAGGATAGCGCCGATCTGGGGCTGAAGAGGAAACTCTCCGCCGAATTCCTTACCGATTGGCTGTTTCTCGACCTTTCGCATGACCTGGTCGTAGGTCATGTGAACGGGTATATCTTGTTGCAGACGGACGGACTCTTTCTCAGGCGTGTCTGCGTCTAATCCGACGAACTTGAACTTACACACCTCCGCCAGCTTGGCGTCGATCAGCGGGAAAATGGAGCTGTTGAGAAAATCCTGGAACTTCGTAAGAAGAGGACGGATACCAACGTCACGAGCCGCCTCAAGTTTGTACTCGTTATTCGACTCCGACAGGGCCTGGTTGTTTGTACCCTTCGAAAGATATGCCCATCCGGGCACCTCTTCGGGGGACATCTGGAACGCAGAAAAGATAACGCGTGCGTTCATATCGGTTAGGTACTGAAACTCCATGTCTCTCGCGCCGCTATCGATCGAGGACCACGAGACGGAGTCTTCTTTACCGACCCCAAACACCGGCATGCGCCACGCGTTCTGGACGCTGTTGATGGACGCGTTGAACTGCTGCTTGATGCGCCCGATCACCGACTCATCGACGTCGTCGCTCTGGATGACGAGCATCCCGCGGGTCGCCCGGCCCGTCTGGAAATACACTCGGTTATGGGCCGTGATGTTGATGTGCGTCGTGACCGCACTCATCATCGTATCGATCGGCGTGACCGGATATCCGTTCAGCTCGACGTCGGTTACGGGATAGAAGTTGTAGACAACGCATTCCTTCGACGTGAAGGCCTGTCTCGGAGTCCCGTTGATAACCTGAACCCAGGAGTACTGGTCCTGCTTGTATTTTTCTGGTTCAAGCTCTTTATTCTTGATCTGCTCAAGCAGTCTCAGGGCGGTCTCACGAACCGACTCTGCCTGAGCCTGTTGCTTAGCGGCTCTGTAAATAGTGCCGGCGTCGATGGCCCGGAATGAGTGAAACACGTCGTTCCCGGCGGCATCTTGAGCCCAAATAATTTCGGTCGCGATCTTGCCGTTGATGATCGCGTTTCGCGTAGACATCGAAAGCCAGGTCGCGAGAGAGCATTTGTCCTCGTCGTCCCATCCTTTCGTCGAACCGCAGGTCGCAAACTTTTTGACGGCCTTTGCGATCTGAGTGTCCAGCTCCGCCTTTTCTGCCGGCGTCAGACGGTCCACTACACCAGGATTCGGTTCGAGGACGAAGCCGGTCGCAAAACGCTCTGCCCTAGGCTCTCCATGAGCGGAGGTCTGATTCGACCGCACCATGGCGATGCTGGCCACCAAATCATCCTGGATCGCCACCCTCTTTAGAACGTCGTCCGGGAGAAGCCTCAGCTTCTGCTCATAGAGGCAGGCAAATTTACTATCAGTAGGATCGACCTCAAACGCCAATCGCTCGATGGAACCCTTGGGGCCGTTCAGGTGATTAATAATCGACTTCGAAAGGCTCGAAATCTCCGTACTTTCTTGCTTGACGGTCTCTTCCGGCTCCTGCTTCTCTACCTCGTCCGCGATAAAGATGACCTGCCGACGGTTCCGCGGCACATCGTCACTCGCATATTTGGACACAACCAGATCCCTGGCGGTCTTCGCCAGAGGCGCCGGCTTCATATTGATGACCTTGGGCGTCGCCATTACTCGGCCGCCAACATCGTGACGTTCAGAACCCCTGTGGAACGGTTAACGACAACCAATTGCCACACCGATCCGAAGATTTCGAACCATCCAACGTTCGCCCTGTCACCGGCGATGATGGGTTCGAGACGAACGCTGTTACCCGAGTCACCATTCAGGCGAAGCACGCACTCTTGGTCAGCCTCGATACGCAGCCACCGCTTCGAGGCTGTGTAAAAAAGCAAGCCAGAGGCGCCGGGGGTGATTCCCGTCTGGCTTCCCAGTGGGGAAGTACTCTCGAACTCAACCCACAGAGGATTGACCGCCACGACTCCATACGAATGAAGTGCCGGGGCAGCGAATCCAGACGCGATCTCCACCGTGTCTCCGACCTGGACGCCGTCCGAAGAGAACGCCTGAATGAAAGAGTTCCCGGAAGGGGTAACCACCTGAGATGCACCGGCGAATACCACCGACGGGTCCCTTGCCAGAGTCATCAAGGCGCTTCCGGAGGACAACACTGTCCAATACCCCTCGTTCAGCGGGTTGAACGGGCTCGCCGGATCACCGGTAGATGTACCGGGAATGAATACGACATCACCGACCTGGACGGCGCTGAAGGGAGTGCCCGTTCCCGCTGCGACCGACATCGACAGGTTCGAGTTGACGGTCAGGGTCAGGGCAATATTGTTGCAAGCCAGGTTGCGGTTCGTGCGAAAGCCCGGTGCTGTGCCTCCGGTCGCCGTGATCCGATAGCGCGTGGATTCGAGAGCACTAGTGGCCACGCTAAACGCCGTCGTTCCATCGATCGTCGTCGTCCTGCTACCGTTAATCAGAGTAGCTGTTCCAAGAGGAACGACTCTGAAGGGTGTCGTCTCGGGCACATCTACCGGCACACCGACGTTCGTGCGCCGCCAATTAATTGGCAACTGGGTAGGGTTGCTGCTAGCTGCGTCGTCGTTATAGGCTACAGCAGACGAAATGACGGTAAGGGTGGACATCGCCTCTAAGATTGCGGCTACATGTCGAATTTGAAGTTGCCGGACTTCCCCTTCAAAGGGGTTTGGGCTACCGCATCTCCGACATGCTCCTGGATGGTCTTGGCCATCCAATTTTCGAACGTATATCCCTTTGGCTGAGCCTGCTTAGCGTCGGTCTCCTTGGGAACTGAGATCTTCCCCTTGATGCCGAACACGTTCATTACCAGGTAGCGGATCGCGTCGCAGAGGTCGTCCTCTTCCTCGTCCGGAACATTCGTGAGATTTCCGGCCGCATCGAGCTTCCAGTGGTAATTCGCCAACCGCGTGGCCAGGACCTCACACATCTCGTCACCCTTGAGGATGAAAATCTGAGGCTCGCCCATCGTGGGGCGCAATTTCATTCGAACAGTGTCGATACCACCGACAACCGAGCCAGGCGTCTTCTTCCACTTCCGCATGTTGAACCCATGCTTGTGGAGTACCTTGACCATCTGAGGATTCTCGGGATCGCCAAAAATGTTAGGAGCCAGGTCTCTGAGATTTTTTTCGCACTCATCGACGATGTCAGACGGCTCCAGGCCAGGCTTCTCAATCACGTTCACCACGAAGAGGCGGTAGCCATCGTTCGCCCCCGTCACGACAGCAAAATTGTGCGTGTACCCGAAATCCATGCCCGAGTTCCACTTCAGGTCCAAGCCCTTCATGATCTGAATGAGCTGTTCCTTCGTCAGATTTTCATCATGGGGGTCGCCGGTGATTCTCTCCGCCATTTCAGCCGGCGTGAGCATGTGAACCTCACGGCTGAAATTCGGATAAATCATCCCCTCGGTAGACGGTTTCCGACAGAGAAGCTGAGCTATCGCCGATGGCAGAGACGCCGTCTTGAACTGGTTGGTCGTGTGAGAAATAGGCCTCAGCAGGCTCGACTTAGAGAGCTGCCTGGTGGCCAGATTGCCCTTGCAGCTGGCGAACAGCTGGCAGTTCTTGAGGCAGCCTCCATACCCCTCAGTCTTGACGTACTTCTGTTGCTCTTCAGATCCAAGCTTGGCGAAGGCTTCCTCGCTGATCGCGCTAATCTCGTCGTCATTGACGTAGATAGGGATCTTGTCAGCAAGCGGCAGGTGTCTGGACGGAGGGCACGCAGCCGTTACGTCGATGATGTTCCAGTGCCGGATGTGGAGGCCAGACGTGGCCGCTTTGTCGATCTCCTTCTGAACCAGCCCAATAGCGAACTTTCGACTGGAGGTAAGGACGGTAATCGGCATTTTGCCTTCGTACGGAGCCGGGATAAACTTCGACTCTTCGTAGGCTTTCGGATCCCTTACGACGTCAACCTCGTCGACGACGAACAGAGGCGTGTGAGCACCGTTGGCGCCCGCCATCGTACAGACGACGATCGTGATGTAGTGCTTGATCTCTTTGTACTGGTTCTTGTCGGACTCGCTCAGCTTCTGGAAGGTGTCCAGGTTGATGTTCTGGCCGGTCTCTTTATGTTCATACCGGACCACCCAGATAATTTCCTTGTTGTTGCCAACGAGGTACTCTCTGATGAACGGTTTGCCGAGCCAATCCTTGACGTACTGAGCGCACTTCTGGCTCTGAATCTCGATAGCCGCCATGTGCGCGACGGAGCGCCCCAAGTGGAGAACGCTCAGCACCTCGATGATCGAAGCCGCGATAGTCTTGAACGAATCTCGTGCCGCGTAGTAGAGCACCCGGCTGAAGGTCTCGTCGTCATTGGCGAGGGCCTTGGAGTAGATCTCGTAAATCATGTCCATCGGCGATGACGTCGACTCCGGATCCACGATGCAATCCGGAATGTCGAGCCCCAAAAACATCTCGATCCACCTATGGAGATGTCGCTTGCTCGTGCAGGGGACGAACAGTACGCTTCGCTTCAGGTCGTCGTCAGATTGCTGGGGCTCTTCGACTGTCACTTCGCCGGCAACTCCAACGCATCAAGGATTGCCGCAGCATCAGCCCCGCTCACGCGCTTCGCTGGTGCAATCGTGATTCCGCCCGTGTGATTGATCGTTTTCTTGCTGTCCTGCCCGGTGACTTTCATGAGCATCTCCAGCACTTTTTGATATTGCCCGAGCGTCATGTTCTCCAGAAACGTGCCCTTCAGATGGTCCTTGTTGCCGGTAGCCATGAAGTCGTCAATCTGCTTCTGCACCAACATGTGACCCGCAGCCATTACACTGGTCAGAAACTCGGCCGATTCCAGCTGCGTCTGTTGAACCAACACAGGAACCTTCTGGACCAGGCCGCGCTGATATTCCGCCAGCCTCTCGTCCCACTTGTCCCTGATTCGAGCGTGTACGATAGGGCCCAGGCCAAGACCTGGCTTGACCTTTCGGATCTCGTCGCAGTCGCGCCCCTGACAAAAGAGCACGAATAGCTCGTCAGACAGTTCCGCAGCCAGCTCTGGCTGCTTGGCACGCAGAAAATAGCGATATGCCCCAGCCTCTCTATCGGAGAGGGAGGACAGGATTTTAGCTAACGCCGACTCTTCAACGGTCAGCTCTCTACCTGCGGGCACGCTTTGCTTTCTTCTTCTTTCGCTTCGGCTTTGGCGTTACGACGACGGTAGGTTTGGTCCCATCCGAGAGTCCGCCACTGTCGAAGATTGTCTTCCCGTCCTTGGTTTCGACAATCACCGCAAATTCTGGGTCTAAGAGGTCCTTGACCGACCTATTCAACCCCTCCAGCCGGGCAACCAGGTCGGCAGGAGGCTTGCTTTTGCCCAAGGTCGCGATGAAGGTGACGGTCTTGCCGGGCAGGTCCACCCTCGCCTCGCACGCCGTCGAGTGGGGAAGAGCCAGCCTGGGCCAATAGCGCAACTGGAGGAGCTGGGCTTCGTGAAGCGCCCCGATGGTCTTCGTCAAAGACCTGAGAGCGAGCAGTTGGGCCCATTTCTCTGCTGCATCAGACATAGAGCCTCTCCTTGGCCATTGCTTCGAGAGTTTCAGTCGCCGTCCCGAAACGAGGCGTGTACGTCTTCACGTAACGAGAGAACGCCACGGCAACGCCTTCTGATTCGCGCACAGCTGACGTAGGAGCGTCGTTTCGGAAGACCCGCACCTTCACCCCTGGCCGACTGAACAACGCCTTCCTGGCCTCAACCCACGCGGAATCGCCGCGGATGTCGATACGATGATCCATCGTCCAATCGAGGTCATCCACCGGAATCGGATTCTCCTGCGTGTCTACGAGGTAACTGATCTTGCGACAGGCCGTACCTGTATCGAACGACCGCTTCGACAACACAGAACCGTCATCGTTGAAGTCGTAGAGCCAGATCGCGCGCTCGACGTTAGCGTCCGACAGGGTACGCCATCGAGGCGCACCAATATAAACCACTTTCCCAAATACCTGCGGGCTATGAATATGCCCAGATATAATTGTCGTCTGAGGAATCAGCTCCGGATCGAGTCCGTCTGGAGCGTACATACCGTTTTCGTACTTCGAACCAGTGAAGGTTTGATGACAAATAAGAGTGGTCTTCTCTGACTTGCGAGCCTCCTTTACGAATACTTCATGGTCGTCGGTATACGGCAGCAGTAACACTCCACCCCTCTCAACCGGTCGATCAACCACACTGACCAAGTCAGCGCATGACGCCATCGCATGGATCTGCGAGTAAGCGCCGCTAAAATCGTGATTGCCTACCAGGGCTGTGATTTTGATCCCGTTAGCCAGCAGTTTGGAAAAACTCTCTCGCCAGAACCACATGACCTCACTTCGAATCACAGCGTGAGTATGAAACTGGTCTCCTAGGAACAGGACCTCGGCTTCGTTGTCTGACGCAACCTTCTCGACCAATCGCATTAACGCCCGGCAGTCGTCCAGCTCCTCCGGTACAGCGTGGCAATCACCAACCAACACTATTCTCATAGTTTCACGCCCTCAAGGTACCGGACGGCAGCCGTCACCCTCTCCGCACAGTCGCCCAACAATCCGATTCCAACGTTACAATTACCACACAACAAACCTCTTACTCGCCCACTCTTGTGACAGTGGTCAACACTAAAATGCGCATGTCCCCTCCCAGGACTATCACTTCCACAAATCGCACAACGCCCATCCTGTGCGTCGAGTAGCGCGTCATATTGAGATGGCGTAAGGTTATATTTCTTTAGCTTAAACGCCCGTCCCGAGACCTGCCTTTGGAGCTTATTAGCCTTCTCCCACCTCCGACCGATCCTCAACAGTACGTCCGGGTTAGAATCGTTCCACTTTCTAACCGCCTCACGTACCTTTTCAGGATTCGCCTTGGCCCAACGAACTCGGGACGCCTTCGCAATCTCTCCATTCGCCGCATACCACTCAGCGTGAACCTTATTGGCACGCTCTAAATTCGCATCTCGCCACTTCTTACTGCGGAGACGGATACACGTCTTACACTTTGATGTATATCCGTCTTTAGAATCAGCCTTCTTATAGAACTCTCCGACCGGTTGTTCCGTGCAGAAGGTCGACTTACATCGTTTTAGATGCAGCCCGTCACTCATCATTCCTAACCCCCCTTAATCAGAAGAATGTCGCTGATGGGGACGAGCACGAACTTCACACCATCGATCTCGTACTCGTGCTTCGCCCACTGCAGAGCAACCGTGTCTCCACGAACGTAAATTGTCTCGCCCACCTTCACTGTCGCCAGGTCGTCAGCAAAGAGAACCGTGAGAGGCGTCAGCGTCGTCTTTTGCTGAACCAACGCTAGACCGTTCTTCACCTCAGCCTTGACAGCTTTGGTGGCAAAAGGCGAGCACCCAATGAGTCTGTTAGTCGTGATCATTACGAGTTAGCTAGTAGCGAAACTCTTCAGAGGTCTAGACCGCTCAGGCGCAACAATTTTCTCTCAACCAGAGTCAGCGAGTTCATCGCCCTGACCAATTTCTGTGTCGAGCTTCGTGTCTCCGCCCGTACGTCTGGCCTCGTGTCATCGGGAGCCACGGCCAATTGCGACGGCAACATACCCTCGTATCCGTGCTCCGAGTTTGTCGTCGCTCCCAGGTCTAGACTCACACACGAGGCAGCCGAGACCAATTCTGAAATCTCAGACGCATTTGTCTTTTTCTCTACTGCCACATCGGTGTTGACCGCCTCAGCTACTTCGTCGTAGTCGACTCCGTCCGGCTGACGACCGATATGTTTGTGGGCGCGGTAGATCCTCCGCTTGTCGGCGGGAAAGAAGTGCAACATCGTCTCTGAATATTGCTCGATGAAATTGCCGACGATTCGACCAATGACCACGTCCCGAAACACCTTCCCGAAGGGCGGCACGAACTTGTCGATGCCAGACATTAGTCCATCACACGAGATCTGGACGAAGTCCATGTAGCTCAGATGGCTCTCGGGAGTGCGTGACCAAAAAATCCTGGCTCGGCTGATCGCGAGAGGCATGTTGCGAACAATGAGCTGGGTCCTCACGGCGGTGATAACGTGAGCCATTCGTACCAGCTCTCGATCAGCGGCTGCCTCCGTCCAGGGCTGTGACATCGCGAACACAACGAACAGGTAGTTGAACGCGAACGGGAACATGCCCTCTGGGTTCCGTCCCTTGAGAGCAGGCGAGATCGACGCGGTGAAGGTCTCTTGGCGAACACGAAAATACGGCCGTGCGGCCAAAATATTCTTTCGGTTGTCGCAGATGTGACGAATGAACGCGTGATACACGTCGACCCCACGAGGGTGGGCGATCAGCGCCTCACGAAAAGCGGATTCTCGGGCAATCAGCTCTTCAACCTGCCCTTTCTGCTGCTCGTAGAACGAGATATCAGGTTCCCCGACAGATGTACGGGCGATCTCGCGCTCCAGTACACCGGCAAATTCCGCAAAGTGGTCGTCCTTGGTAATCAAATGGTCACTTCCGAGTAGCTAGGGTAGATTTCCGAGTAGAGAGCCTTCCTGGCCTTGGCATGTCGAGCCAGCTGCTCGACGTTATCGATCGCAAAATCAATCACGATGCAGTCAGCCTTGCCCGGGACCAGTCGGGTACCCCGGCCGACCCCCTGTTTGATCTCGATCTCCGACTTGCCGCCGCGGAGGTAGATAATGCACTGGACGGTTTTGAAGTCTGTGCCGGTAGCTACGCAGCTGGTTCCAACAAGAATCGGAAACTCGCCGGCATTGAAACGAGCTACCAACTCCTTCGGGTCAGACTTTGGACCGCCGTTGGCAAATTTCGCCTCGTAACGAAGAAGCGGTGCAAGGTGCTCCCACTGCTCAAGTTCGTCGACCAGAATCAGAGTCTGTCTCCCCATGAGAGACACTGCTTTATTGGCCATCTGGGCGGCGGCGGCTACAACCTGTGGATTGTAGTAGACGTGAGCGCGAGTCAGCTCGTTCACGTCGTTGGAGTCGAACAGCTGACCTCGGTCGTCAGTCACCGTGGACTTCATCCGGACCATGCGGAACACAGGACGAGCCAAGAAGCCTTGGTCAACACCCTCCTGGACCGTCATGCGGTAAACGATAGGGCCAGTGATCGCGTCCAAAAGCATTCCCAGGCCGTCGTTCCTGACCTGGGTGCCTGAAAAGAAAAATCGGTACGGTGCATTCTTCACCAGCCCGAAGCACACCCTGGCAAGAGTCGCAGCCGGACACTGGTGACTCTCGTCCGCGATGAACACCGCAGCCTGGGACAGCTTCTTCCAGATAGGGGAATCGACCGCGACCTTGGTCAACGACTGGGCGACGGCCACTGTGAACAGCTTGTCGAACTGCTTCTTGCCGTCGAAGAACTGGCCGACCTTTGCCTTTCCGAAGTGCAACACCAGGTCGTCATAGAGCTGGAGGGCGATGTTCACGGACGGAGCCATGATCACTGCCTGGAGCCCAATGGCCTTCAGAAGATTTCGGATGATGGTGCTTTTTCCAAGCCCAGTTCCGATCTCAACACCAGCATGACCTGCCTCCAGGAGCTTCTCCTCCGCCTTGTCCTGGTAGTAGCGGTTCGGGTAGGCAGGGGCAGTAGCCCAGGGAATCGCCTTCGGAGAAGGACGGGCAGGTCCTGCTTGGATTCGGTCGTCCATACTCTCTGCTAGCTGAGTAGCCAGTCCGCTATAGGTCCAGAGTCCAGAGTCGTCTTCGAACAAGAGACTCTTTGTTCTCTCAGCAAGTAATTCATTTACTCGAAGTTCGTATGCCTCTTGTCCGTTCCTTCGAATGAACCAAGAGGCACCTGACTTGAACTTCCGAAGCTGGTAGTCGATTTTGTTGTCAACGTACGACAACTGCTTCAGCAGTTCGGACTTACGTTTGTCGTAGCCGATTAAATGCAGCTGAGTAGGAGTCGAGACACGCAACATGTAGGAATGCATGTAGCGAAACTCCACTCAAGCCCGGAGGGGTTAGACGCAATAGTTTGCTCAGATGCGATTCGGATACATCGGACTGACTCAAGACCGAATCTCGATGCATCCCTCCGGCCGAAGGCGAAGCCGCAGGCTCCGGTCCGAATCCGGGGAGAGGAGCCGGAGGCACCTCGCGGCCTACAATGTATATTCCGGATCAATGAATTCCGGATCAATGCATACTGTTGCCGGCCATTCCGAAGTGAGATTGGCTTTCACTACGGAATGGCCGAAGTGAGACGTATTTCTCACTTCGGAATGGCCGAAGTGAGCTTGTGACGTTTTCACTTCGGAATGGCCGAAGTGAACGCGAAAGTTTCGCTACTTAGAAACGACAGCTTACTACCATGGCAAAGACGCTTGTATTTATCGATTACCGTTTAACGAAGCTCCTGAAGGAAAATGGCTTCAGTCCTGCTCAGCGCACAGTCGTGATTTTAGCTCTTAGCCAGAAACCGGCGACTGGGATCGCTGGAGGACACTGCATTCCATTTAGGCTCGAAGGTCTGGCGGTTTTAGCTGCCTGTAACCCAAGCACGGTCTTCGACACTAAGAAAAAATTAATCGACAGCTGCTTTGCCAGGAAGGCGCGTCGAAGAACGAAGCTTGCGGGCAAATGGTGCCCTGAAATCCTGGACGTAGAAGCGCTGATCGAAGAGGTGGAGAAAATAAAATACGATGAAGACGAAGATGGAGACGAGAGCCCTGAACAGATTCAACAGACTGAGTCCGGAGGACAAAAACCTCTATCTCCGGTGGGCTGACGCCAACACCCCAGAGGACCACTGGTTGGCCCTCGCGGCAGGAGAGTGGAGAACTACGGCCCAGGCCCCTGCTCCGGTGACTCACATACCTCCGGCGCCTGCTGACATCCTAACCGAAGGCTTGTCTTCTGACATTCCGACGCCGGCTCCAGCTCTTCAACCCAAGAAGCAATCTACGCCTATCCCAAAACCGCCGGCACCTTCTTGGTTTGACACCTTTTGGCGCGTGTATCCCGCCAACAATTTCTCTCCCAAGGATCAGACCAAAGCCCTCTTCGACCAGGACATCAAGACCGAGGAGGATTTTCGTAACTTGATGTCGGCTGTCGGTGTGTACAAGAAGCGCGTCGGCGACAGTACCATGACCTTCGCCGCGATTAAATTCCTGCGTCAGTGGAGGGATTACGCTGAAGCAGGAAGCGAGGCCTCTCGTGGGTACACGGCCTTACCAGGATACGACATCGCGATCCCCACCCATATTTACGAGACGGTCTATGCCCCCGCGACCGAGGCTGAGCGGGAACGCTATCTTTTCGATACATACGGCATTGGCGACATCGAAGCTGAGTGTCGCCAGACACGACGAGAGGTGATGGCCTTGGCCGAAGGCGAGCCCGAATTGGCAGCATGGCTTAAGAAATACGTTCCGGCAGAGGATCAGAAATAAAGGACCATTGGAGAACTTCGAAGCGATCACGCAATCCCTACAGAAGCAAGCGGCAGTCCTCGGTCACGCGATCCAAGACAAGTATTTTCTTGCGCAGTGCAACGTCTGGGGGGTGAAGACGAGCTGGTTCCTTGATCCTTTCAATCAGAAGCTCTGGGATGCTCTAGCTGTCTTCTCCGTTCGTCATAGTCGCCAGCCCACGTCGTACGAGGTTCAGGGGGCAGCGACGGCGGGAGAGGACACCCAGACGTCAAAACGCATCGAACAGACACTGTCGGTGGCTTTGGATTTTGCGACAAAGCTTGGGCAAGACGGCCTAGCCTCGGATCTCAAGCTGTGGGCGACCGGCCGCACGATTATGTCCGGCATCATGACCGAGCTGCAGCCGGCGTTTAAGAGGGGTGATATCCAGCTCTCGAAGCAAATCATCGGCAAGCTCGATCTTGACCTCAATCGGATAGAGCAGATTGGCCAGACTACGAACCGGTTTGAGTCCAGTGCGATACGCGTCCTGTCGGAGGAAGCAAACCGGATTGAGGACGCCAAGCACACGATTCCATACGGCATCAAGTTTCTAGACGACGCTCTGGGCTGCATGATGCGTCGAGACGTTATCCTCATCGGTAGCAAGAGCGGAGCGGGTAAGACACAGCTCGTCACGAACATTGCTCGCCGTGTGGCTGAGGGTCAAAAGCGGGTGGCCTTCTTTGCCCTGGAAGCAGAGGACCGCGAGATAGAGATGCGCATGAAATACTCTCTGATTTCTCGCGCCTATTTTGCTCAGGGCCATCCAGGGAACGTGCACATCGAGTACGGCCTTTGGAGGCAGAATCGCCTGCAATACGTCCTCGGTCAGTACAGCGACGACGCTGATCGGTACATGAAAGGTCTCGAAGGGCTGCGGACCTATTACCGCACCCACGGAGACTTCACCGTCGAGACGTTGGAGAGAGAGATTTCGAAGGTCGCGGAAGACTCCGACCTGATTATCCTTGACCACATTCACTATATCGACACCGGCGACAGCGACAACGAAAACGCCGAAATGAAGAAGACCGTCAAAAAATTGCGAGACCTCGCCTTGAACTACGGCAAGCCGATTCTTGTCGTCGCTCACCTTCGAAAGTCCGAGAAAGGAAAGTATCAGCCGCTCCTGCCGACGCTGGAGGATTTTCATGGATCGTCTGATCTCGTCAAGATCTGCACGACAGCAATTGTTCTTGGACCTGCCGAAGATATTCGGTGGACCGACAACGGAGCGACGGAGAACAAGGGAATGTCGAAATCGACGCGAGCGACATACGTTGCGGTTCGCAAGACTCGTCTTGAGGGCGATCGTATTCGCTACGCCGCCATCTGCCCCTTCGACCAGACCATCGGGACCTACGGCAACAATTACGCTCTCGGGCGCTTCGTCTCGGGAGGCACGCACTGGGAACCTGTGAAGAGGCCTTTTTGGGCGAAACACGGATCTCTTGGTGCTCTGCCCACCAAGGTTTGAGAAGTTTCGCTACATGCATCTGTGATGGCGTACCAGAAAGTGCAGTCGGTTTCGAAGAAGATTCACGTTAAGGGCCCCGCTCTCAAGCGGTTGATCCTCGACACGATGAGGGTCGTGTCGGACATCGTCGGGGCCACTCTTGGACCAGGCGGCCAGCCGGTCCTGATCGAGCGTCAGGAAGAGGGGCTCATCCCGAACATCACGAAGGACGGAGTCACGGTCTTTCGTTCCTTGGGATTTACCGATCCTGCCCAGCAGTGCGTGATGGAGATGTACCGCGACGCCTCTGTACGAACAGCTACCGAAGCTGGAGACGGAACCACCACCGCGACGATTCTGTCGGAAGCGTTCGGGCGCTACCTGAACGCCTACTGCGAGTCGCACCCTAAGGTGTCGCCGCAGCGAGTTGTCCGTCGGCTGGAAGAACTCTTTCGTGACGTCATCGAGCCTGGTGTTAAGAAGCTGACTCGCAACGTCAAGCTCGATACCAAGAAGGGCAAGAAGCTTCTTCATTCGGTGGCGCGCGTTTCGGCCAACGGCGATCGCGCGCTGGCCGATGCGGTGATGAAGTGCTTCGCCATCACCGGAGACGAAGGAAACGTTACCATCGTCGAGCGAAACGGCGCCAGCGGCTACGCAGTGGATCCTATCCAGGGGTTTGCGATCGGTAGCGGCTACGACCAGTCCTGTCTCAAATTCTATTCCGCCTTCGTGAATGATCCTGGCACCCAGCGCTGCGTCCTCGAGAACCCCGTCTTCGTCCTGTATCACGGTAGTATTTCGGAGATCGGGGCTGTCCAGCTTCTCCTGGAGAGAATCGCAAACGCTTGGTCCGATAAAAGCCAACACTTCGACCACCATAACGTGGTCTTGGTGGCCACCGGCTTCAGCGAGACGGTTCTGGCGAGCCTGGCTCTAAACTTCCAGACTGACGGCTCCATCAACGTCTTTCCTCTTCTCGCCCCTCTGTCGCAACAGAGCAACGGTCAGCTGCAGTTTCTCCAAGATCTGTCCGCCGTCACGGGAGCGGAAATTCTGAATCCGCTCTCCAACCCGGCCGAGCGTGCCGACCTCGATGTTGTAGGTCCCGGCGTCGAGCTGTTCGAGGCTTCGCGCTTCCGGTCGAACGTGATCGGCTACGCGGACGAAGACCTTCTTTTGGCCCGCATCGACGAGCTGAACGCGATGTTGGACAATCCCGAGTCCACTCTCGACGGCATGCTCATCAAGGAGCGCAAAGCGAAGCTGGCCTACGGCATCGCCAAGTTGACAGTCATCGGCTCTTCGAACGGCGAGTGCAAGGAGAAACGCGACCGAGCCGAAGACGCGGTCTGCGCTGTGCGAGGGGCCCTCAAGCACGGCGTCCTGCCGGGCGGTGGTTGGACCCTTCTGAAGCTCTGTACTCTTCTGCCTGACGACGAGGTCTGCAACGAGATCATCAAGCCGGCCCTTCGTACGCCCTACGGTCGCCTTGTGTCGAACTGCGGGATCGTCGACGAGGCTGAAACCGACTCGATCTTCGAGCAGATTTTGCTTGGCATTGCGGCAGGTAAGACTGTCGTCTACGACTTCCTGGAGCAGCGCCACGTCGACGCCTACGACGGCGGTTTGTTGGATTCGACTCCGGCGGTCCTGGAGGCTATTCGAAACTCGATCTCGATTGCCTCCCAGCTCGGCACGTGCGGCGGCATCGTTGTTTTCCAGCGCGATCTTGAACTGGAGCGTTCGGAGGCGAGGGCGACGGCCAGCTATCTCCGAGACGAGAACTATAACCCTGCAGACGAGCGCCCGTAGTCAGAAAGGTCTTTCATAATGGAGCTAACACGAGCGACGCCGGCACTTGTCAACGGCGTTCCGGTCATTCTTACAATCCTTAAAAATGGCGCCTTCGTTTATCAAGCCGCCAAGGACGACGGTACGCCCCTCTTTTTAGAAAATGGTCTGCCAGTTGCTATCGATCCGCAGACCGGTCGGCACAGATCTAAGGTTCTGGCACCAAAGCCAGATCCATCTCTCGCCGCCGCTTCTCTCAGAACGTCGGGCTTTTTCGACAATGCTAATAAGGAGCCGTTCACTAGTAACGGACTCGCTCTAGCTATAGAGTGCGCGTCGAATCGGCAGAATAACGTCAGAGACAGCGTCCCCCACCAATACGAGACGAACAAGGTCATAGCACGTCAACGTCTGGCGACGCGCCTATATCTGGCACTTCTCGTATTCATTGCCCGTGCAGTCACGATCTCACGACGCCTTTGGTTTCGCGTATTTCCCAGCACCCGGGTTGTCACGCTAGAGTCGTTCGTCTCAAGGGCGCTCTCTGTACCTGCGAAGGCACTTCTTCAGCGCCGTCTTTCGTCTGCGTTTCACGTCGTCGACGCTACGCACGTGGCGGTTCTTCGCGTAGCACACCTAAAAGTCCCCGTGTCACCGTCTGGACATATACCAACGGTCTATCTAGCTAGATGGGCGGCTTTTCTAAATGACATGGAAAGACGTGGCATCTGGAAGTACGGAAGCGCTGGTTTGTCTCAGGTTAACCTGGCGAGCGAGGATCTCGGCGGGCGCAGGGCCATTTTGACTGCGGCTATTTACACGGATGTTTTGCCGGAAGACGACTCGCTCGATCCCAATGCAGCGTCCAAGGCACTAAATACTCTCGTCGGTTTCGACGTCTTCCTGTCGGACCCTTCCACCGACGCCGACTTTACAACATTTCCTTGGTAAGGAGTTCTGAGATGGATTTTCTTGTCCCGTTTTTGTTCTTTTTCTGCTTCGCCATCGCCCTTGTTGGCGGATTCGCAGTGGTTCATGTGGCCAAGACTCGCCGCCTGGACAATGTCCCCGACCTAGAGCCTGAGACTCTCCTTTCGGCTCCTCCGCTGCCACACGAAGAGGACTCCTCTTCGTGTGGTCCTAATTGCAGTCTCTGTCTGTAATCGATGCCGGTCTTTTATTTCAAGTGCAGCGGCTGCAAGGAACGCGTTCGGCGTGTGCTTGATGCTGCACTAGCCGAGAAGCAGACCTGTACGTGCGGGCGCAAACTTCGTCGAGACCCCAAGGGCCCCTCCGCCCATCTCAAAGAGACCCTCGACAACGGGGCAATGACACGCGCAGTTGAACGATTTTCTGATGCTGAGGAGCTGAACCGTGACCGAGTCGCAAACGACCCCCGAAACAAGCCAATCTGAAGGCTGCTCCGGTACGCAACACGGTCTCCACGTGTGGTCGTACATCTGCGACTGCGGATATTGTGACGCAGTAAGATGCAATGCCTGCGCTTCTACTAGTTTCGCTACTAGTTCTATAAATGTCACTCCCCATGCCCAGGAATGGGACTACCGCACTCCGTAAGATCTCAATACAAGGGCTCCGCTCGTTCGTCGAGCCCGTCTCCTACGAGTTTCCTCGGTCCGGTCTTTTGCTCGTATCGGGTACGAACAAGGACACTGGCGGAAGCAGCGGCAGTGGTAAGTCATCGTTTTTACTAGCGATTGCCAGTGCCCTCGGGATCGCGCCTTTCTCTGCTGTTGACCTTGTGTCTTGGCAGGCGCCGAAAGGCGGCGCCCACTCGCTGGAGTTTGATACCGACAAAGGTCTCGTCGTAATTCAGCGCGGCAAGAAGACCACCTTGACGGTCGCCGGCACACCCTTCAAAGGGTCTTCTGCTCAGATCGAGGAGGAGCTGCAGCGCATTATCGGTCTGAAGCCCGAGATGCTGGCAATGTTGACTTACCGCGGCCAAAAGAAACCTGGCTTGTTCATGTCCAAGAGTGACGCTCAGAAGAAGGAATTTCTGATGCAGCTCTTGGGGCTGGATAAATTCGAGTTGGCCCTTGAAGACGGGAAGACCAAGGTGTCGGTTCTCGAAGGCAAGACGACAGCCGTCAGGACCGGCGTCGATCGCCTGCGCTCTGACGTCGAGGGGTATGTCGGCCTGGCTTCCCTGGAGGTCGCGAAGGAGCTGCTGGTGACGTCGGAAGCCGACCTGGCCCAGGCACGCGTCCTGAAGTCCGAACTGAAAGCAAATATTGACGCTTTCAGAAAGACTCGGGCCTTCGAAGAAAAGGAGGCCGCCGCTTCGTTCGCCCCTGCTCTACAGGCAGCTCGTGAAGAACTCGCGGGAGTTACGCTGACTGAAATTGGTGATGATGAGACCGAGATTGAGCGTCTCCTGGTGCTCGCGGCCGGCGCCAAGGACCGCATCGAGAAGCTCTTGGATGCGGACGCGACCAAGCGCCAGCAGCTCGACTCCTGGAAGGCACAGCAGAACCGAATCATCCAGGGGCTGAAGGCCAAAGCAGGGGCGAAGGCGGGACTCGTCGCGGAGACCGATCGACTTCGTGTAGATTTTGCCGTACTGGAGCAAGAGCTTTGCTCAACCTGTAACCGTCCCTGGGATAAGGCGTCCTCACAGCTCAAGGCCATCGAACGCCAGATCATCGACGTAGAAGCGAAACTGACCGCGATCTACGACATCGAGGTTGAGATCAAGCGTCTTTCGGACGCGTTAGCGGCAGCACCAGCGTTCGTGCCCAATCCTATGATCGCGAAGTTGGAGCCCGTTCATGCCCAGTTGCGTGACCAAGTGGCAGCAGAACGTCAACGCCTTACCTCACTCAAGTCGGTTGCGCGTGCCGAATACACCGCCAAGAAGGCACAACTGCAGAGTGCCGTCACGGAATTGGAGAAGAAGCAACTGCAGGCTGTCCGGGACGCTCAGCAGGTCACGCTTCAGATACTGAATCCAATCACTGCCGAGTTTCATGGCATCGACACTGAGGAGTTGGCCCTGAATGTCTCGGCCTGTCGTCAGGAAGTGACCCGTCTAGAGAGCCAGTACAAGGCTCGTGACGGCGCCATAGCGTTACTTGCCAAGTTTCAAGCTGAACTCAACGAATCGACAGCGTCCTTGTCTGCCGAGAAAGACTTCTTGGCCATGATCGGGCGCGAGGGATTTCTGGGCGCCATTTTTGACGAGGTCTTGGCGGAGATTTCGGATGAGACGAACAAGATCTTGGGGGCGGTCGCCAACACCAGGCACTGCACACTTCGGTTTGCATCGGAGTCGGTCACCCAGAAGGGCTCCGTGCAGAAGAAAATCGTTCCCGTCATCACAGTCGGGGATTTTGAAGCACCGTTCGAAGCCGGTCTCTCTGGAGGTATGCAGTCAGCGGTTGAACTGGCTGTCGATCTGGCCGTGGGTGCCGTCATCAGCCGCCGAGAGGGGGCTTGTCCTGGGTGGCTGATTCTAGATGAGTGCTTCGAGGGATTGGACTCCGTATCCAAGGAGGCGTGCTTCGAGATCCTCTCTGAGTACGCCCATGATCGACTCGTGCTCGTGGTTGATCACAGCAGCGAATTCAAGGGCCTCATTCCCCATCGAGTGAATATCGAGTTCTCCAACGGTATCTCCAGGATCGTGTGAAAGGACCTATGCCGAAGTTGACGTTAGCCCTCATTACCGAGTTCCGTGACCGCACGATCTCCGCCTACAACGACCAACCTCTTCGCTTTCGGCTCGCAGGTATGGACCGTGACTTGACCGAGGGGGAAAAGATTACGCTAGCTCGCCTAGATGCGTGCGTGTTGACGTTGCGTGCCCTAAATCCGGACCTCGTGAACGTAGACCTGCTTAATTCCGTCTTCGAGAAGGATTCTCTCTTCGTCCAGTCCTTCACCAGCATCTTCGATGATTGAGTTTCGCTACTAGATCATTGCTAGTTCGACAATTCATTCAAAGGAGATTCACATGGCAGGACGCGGTCGCCCGAAGAAGGACCCTTTCGATATTCTTGACGAGGACGAGAAGTCGGCAATCGCCGGCATGAACGAGACGCAGATTCGCGATCGTATCGCGAAGGTCTCGCTCGATCAGGCAGCTCTGATGGAGCTGAAGGAGCAGGACCAAGATCTCAAGGAGAAGAAGGAAGCCGCGAAGGAAGCGGGCGCGATCTACCGCGAGGGCACGAAGCGGAACAAGACGCTGATTGCGTTCGCTCGTCGCGTTCTCGGCGACAAGGGCAAGGAGACTGGGGACGCGGAGTAAATGAAGTCGTACATCGCGCTCGAAATCGTGCGTAACAAGCGTGGACAGATCGTCGACATTCTCGACATCCCCGGCCAAGTGATCAAGAGCGGCTCTAATGCCGATCCTTCGATTGCTTACATTCAGATTCTGGGAGGCAAGCCGGTTCAGGCCTTCAAGAAGAACGAGGTTATTTACGCTGAGGTGAAGTCGGCTCGGTAGAGACGGATCTGCATCGTGAAACGCAATCTTGGGTTTCACGATGCCCCGAGTACTTGCTCTAGATCTGTCTACCAAAACTGGATGGGCCGTATTCGACGACGGTGTTTACATAACATCCGGTGGTACCGAGAAGGTCTTTGTCGACGACTTCAACGTCAACGCTGAACCTAATCGCTCACCCAAGTATCCGTTCAATATCATCGACGCAGCAGCCGAAGTCGCTGCGCAAGCGCTCGCGTTACTAGACGAGCACGCTCCCGATCGTGTTGTCATCGAGAACACCGTCAAGGGCCGCAATCGCAACACCCAGCGCTGTTTGGAGTTCATTCACTCGGCGGTTTTGATCGCGTTGCGTCCACGTGTTGCGCTTTCGTACATGGATCCTTCCGAATGGCGCAAGGTCGTTGACATGCGTCTCAGTGCCGAGCAGAAGAAAAACAATCGTGATGTTAGCGCCGGTAAGAAACGCGGTCGCATTGGGAAGAAACATCTTAGCGTCAACATGGTGAACGAGAAGTACAACCTAGGACTTAAACTCAAAGACAACGACCGTGCCGACGCGATTCTGCTGGGTCTCGGTTTTTGTATAGCTCAGCAGAAAGTGACCGCTACCTAATGTCGTTTGAGCCCACAGGACTAGGTCTAGAGATTTTTCAGAAGCGCTACGCAATCCACCCTGACGAGACTTGGCGAGAAGCTTGTACGCGGGCTGGTAACTTTGTCGCCACCGCCGAGACCGGCGCTGACATCTCTAAGTACGGGGCGGAGTTCGCTCAGCTCCTCTACGACGGACTCTTCGCACCCGGCGGTCGCATCATGTACGGCTCCGGTCGCCCTCGCGGCCAACTCCTCAACTGCTTCGTGATCCCGACAGGCGACAGTCGTGAAGCTTGGGGCCGCCATGCATCGGACACGATCGTCGTCAGCGGAACCGGCGGCGGAATCGGTACCAATTTCTCTTCGATCAGACCTCGCGGGACGCCAATTCGTGGCACCGGAGGAATCGCTACCGGCTCCGTCAGTCTCATGCGCATCCAGAACGGCGCAGGAGAAGAGATCAAGGCCGGAGGAGGACGTCGCACGGCGCTGATGAGCGCTCTGGAGCACGACCACCCCGACGTCATCGAATTCCTGGATGCCAAGCTCGACCTGGGCCAGCTCAACAACGCGAACGTCTCGGTGATTTTCGACAAGGACCCCGAGGACTTCTTCGAGGCGGTCAAGAAGGACTCCACCTACCCTCTCGTCTTCGGAGGTCGCGTCGTCAAAGAGGTCTCTGCCAAAGAGATTTGGGACAAGATCGTCAAGAACGCGCTGAGGGGTGGCGAGCCGGGCATTCTCAACGGCTACCTCGCTAACCGGATGAACAATGTCTGGTACAGCGATAAACTCATCTGCACCAATCCTTGCGGCGAGATCTGGCTCTCCGCTTACGACTGCTGCTGCCTCGGCGCCCTCGTCCTCCCTCGATTCGTCGGTTCACAGGGCATCGACTTCGACGCACTGAAGGCGGCGATCCACACCGCGGTCAGGTTTCTGGACGACGTCCTGTCGGTCAACACCTACCCTCTTCCCGAGATCAAGGACCAATGCTCCGCGCTCCGTCGCATTGGACTGGGTGTCATGGGCCTGCACGACATGCTCCTGATGTTGGGCATGAAGTACTCGACAGACACTGCGTTGGAGACCGTCGACAAGGTGATGGGCTTCATCAAGAACCAGGCTTACGAGGCTTCGATCAACCTCGCCAAGGAGAAGGGGGGCTTCCCTCGATTCAACGCGGAACTGTTCCTGCGCTCTGGTTTCGCGAAGACCTTGAAGCCTTCTCTCCGTTCCAAGATTCGCGAGTTCGGGATCCGGAACTGCGCCATTCTTACCATCGCACCAACCGGGACCACCAGCATGGTTCAGGGTGTGACGTCGGGCATCGAGCCGATGTTCGCTCCTGCCTACCGTCGCCGCTTCCGAGACGGAGACGAGCTGAAGGAAGAAATTGTCGTCCACCCACTTTTTAGCCAATTCCTTGCTGCTGGACGCAGTGTGAAGCACTTCCAAGGGGCTCATGAACTGTCGTTGCGGGCTCACTGCGAAATGCAGCGAACGGCACAGCGACACCTCGACAACGCGTGTAGCAAGACGATTAATTTGCCCGAGGGCACGTCTGCTGACGAGTTGAGCGAACTGTATATGGAATTTCTGCCCGAGCTGAAAGGCCTGACTGTCTATCCAGACGGCAGCCGAGAAAATCAACCGTTGACCCCGATCTCCCTCGAAGAGGCGGTTGCTTACGTCAAAGCGGGCGCGATTGAAGCAGCAAGTGAAGGTCGTTGTCGTTCTGGAGTCTGTGAAATCTAGAAGTTTCGCTACATGTGTCTGTACCTCTCATGGACACACTCTTTAACGGCGATGACGAAGACCAGGACTCCGACGAGTCTGGTATTTTTAATCAGGATGAATTCGACAATGAACCAGTAACAGAGGAGACGTCGGGAGACGAGTTTGTCGAGAGCCTGGTGACGCCAGAGGTTCAAGAGGCGGCAGACGAAGAGCAGTCGACTGACTATATGCTGGATGTCGACCAGCGCCTGGAGGTTGCGGGCTATTACCGCGAGCTGTGCCGTACTTCTCTTTTTACGCAGTCGACTCCTGCCGCTCGGATTGTAGAGCGCGAACATCGCAAGTTCATTCGCGGTCGCCTCGAAGAGCTTCTCAGCATCCGCCCTGAAGCCCCTCCCGTGGCCGCCCCCGTCAGTCAGTTCTCGGACGTAGAGGTCGCAGCAATCAAGATTCTGATCGCGTCCATGCGACAGAAGGGCATGATCCCGGACGCGCCGCCGCCTGTCACGGCTCCTCGTCGGGCCCCTACTCCCCCACCTGCTGCGCCGCCGGTCAAGCAGCCCGCGCGACCTGCACCGGCCGTGCAGCGTGTCCGTCAAGCTGTAACGCCGCAGGCTGCAGTCACCGCAGCGCCAGCGCCACGGGCAGCACAGCAGAGGCCGTCTGCACCGGCGAAAAAGAAGCCGGGGCGACCGCCCGTGGCGGTCCAGATGGAACAGAAGAAGGTCGTCATGAAGTCGGACGGAACTAAGGTGATCACTACCGCCCAAAGAATCCAGCGCCCTGCCGGCATGGTTCCGTTTCCGGATTCTCCGGAGGCAATGACAGCAGCTACGCACACACTTTCGGCTCAACAGGCCGCCAAGATCGAAAAGAACGCACGAACAACACTTCAGAAATAGTCACACCCAACTCACAAAGCATAGAAAAGGAAGCACATGGGAAGCGGAGCGATCAAGAGGGTTCAAGGTCAACAGCTGTCGATTCTGGAGCGCGTCAAAGGTCTCCAGAATTCTCTCTCTGAGGCGGTGACGGGAGTGAACGAGGGTTTCGCCCAGATCGATAAGCGCTTCGCCGATATCGAGCGCAGCTTGATTGCGGTCATTCACGTCGTTGGCCAGGCAGAGGTCCAGACCGCTCGTCAGGCGATTCAGGAGGAAGAGGAGCGTCAGGAGCAGGAGAACGCACTCAATACCCTCAATGCGATGATCGCTGATGGTCGCGTGGTGGCTGTTTCCGAGGTGAACGACAAGGCGCTGCTCGTTGGGTACGAGAAGACGGTGAATGCTGAGGGGGCAGAGATCTCGAAGCGCTTCCAGATTCCCTTCCAGCAGCTGAAGCCGGAATTCAAGGAGCAGCTGCTCGGCAAGTCGACGGGATTCTCGTTCCCGACGGAGACCGGTGGGACGTTCGAGATCGCAGAGGTCTACGTCCTTACCGACAAGCCGGCGCCGGCTCCCGAAGCCCAGGCCGCTGTGGAGACTGCTCCCGAGGCAGTCGCAGAAGAGGTCCAGGCCGCTCTCAACTAGTTCGGGTCGCAATCTTCCTAATCTAAGGCAGCTCGGCGCCTGTTGAGCCGAGACCAACGCCCTACTCGGTGGCTTTGTAACCGAGGTTAGGACTCTCTTGGCGAAGTCTCAGTCGAAGAAGCTCGGTCGTACGCACATGGTGATTTCCGACGTTCAGTGCCGTCCTGACGTTGATACCAGTCAGCTGTCGTGGATCGGAAACTACATCGTTGAAAAGCAACCCGATGTCATCGTTCAGATCGGCGACTTTTGCGACTTGATCTCTCTCAACTCCTACGCGGTAGGGAAGGCTGAGTCCGAGGGAAAGCGCTACGCCGACGACATCGCCAACTGCAAGGAGTCGATGGGCAAGCTTCTTAGCCCCATGAGAAGCTACAACCGAGGCCGACGTAACAAGTACAAGCCGGACCGCCACCTGACGCTCGGTAATCACGAATATCGCATCACCCGCGAGGCTGAGTCGAATCCGAAGCTCTTGGGAACCATTTCGGTCGACGATCTCGGTTTCAAGGCAGCCGGTTGGAAGGTCCACGACTTTCTCAAGGTCGTGAAGATCGACGGCATCGAGTACAGCCACTTCTTCGTGAGTGGTTCAATGGGCAGACCGGTATCTTCTGCGGCAGCTCTTCTTCGTACTCGTCAATGTTCTGCCGTCATGGGGCATGTCCAGCGTGTCGACATCGCAATTCACCCCAGCACGCAGAACATTGCGCTTTTCTCTGGGATTTCGTACCTGCACGACGAGGCGTATCTAACGCCTCAAGGTAACAACACGAAGCGCGGCATTTGGATGTTCAACGAAGTCGAAGGCGGGACCTTCGATCCTATGTTCGTGTCTCTAGGCTTTCTGCGTCGTAACTATAGTTGAAACGCCGCGATGATTAAACGCTGCACAAAATGCCGGGAGGAGAAAGAACGAGACGCCTTCCCTCGACATGTAAACATGAAGGACGGACTTAGCAGCTGGTGCAAGTTTTGTCACAACGAACACACCAAACTACGCTATCGCGCAAGAAGAGCTGCGCAACCAGAAGAGCTGCGCGCAGAATGGAGAGCGAATTCGGCTGGGCATAAAATGCGGAACGCGGGACGATACGCTGAATACGCAAGGAATATACAGCTACGTAATAAATTCGGTATCACGCTCGATGACTTCGACTCTTTGTTGCGTGATCAAGACGGCAAATGCGCAATCTGTTTGCGTGCAGATTCTGGGCGCAGGGATCACAAGAACCTGTCTGTAGATCATTGTCACACTACCGGTATTATTAGGGGTCTTCTGTGCGATCCGTGTAACAAAGGCATAGGACACTTCTGGGATAGGCCAGATCTGCTCGACGCAGCAGCCTCATATCTACGTTTATCTCTCAGTAAGCTTAAGGGAGTTTCTAAATAAATGCCCTCTCCCCGAGTCGAACTGGAGAGCGAGCTGTGCGATCTGACACGGGCTCTTGAGCGCGCCGAAGGCCAGCGTAGGCTCTGTAAGAGCGCGATTGCCGTATTGGAAGAGCGCGTAGAGGCGGACGAGAACGCATACAAGCACCACTCCTCCAATGTTACGCATATGAAGTCTAAATCAGCCGATGTGGTTGACTTGGAGGAATTTAAAGTGTCTCGGTCTACCCGCGACCTGACTAAGGTTACGCTCGACAACGCACGCGCTGAGCTGGCCAACGCTTACTCGAAGCTAGCGAAGGTCGACGCCTTTGCAACCGACGCGAACACGCGCGTGGCCGCTATTCGGGTTTCCCTCGCTGCGTACGTACAGGTCATCAAGTTCCCGTGAGTTGCATAAATGGACGAGGCAGAGATGCGCTCCAAGGTTGCTCACGAGCCTGATTTTGTCGCGATCAAGCGGGTTGGGTTCAGCCTGGCTGCGTTGCTAGAACGCTACCCAGACGGTTGCCCAAATAAAGTAATTGAGGCGGCGTTGATGCTGCCCGAAGGCACGGCCCAGCAGGAATATGAGCGTGTGGTGTTGCGTCTTCGAACTCTCATGGGAGTTTCGCTACTAGACTGATGTGCCCTTTCGTAACTACGTTTCCTGCCACGTTCATCAGCAGTCTCTAGACTCCGCTAGTACTCCCGATGCCTTTCTCGATCGGGAACTGGAGCTTGGAACCGGTGCTCTGGTCACCACCGATCACGGAACCCTAGGTGCGTGTCGCAAGGTTTACGACCTCGCGCACGACAAGAAGGCCACAAAGGGTCAGAAGATAATCCCGATCCTGGGCCTTGAAGCGTATCTGCGTGACGACGACTGCAGCATTCTGAAAGCCGCAGGCATTCCCAAGCGTCACTACAGCCCGACCGAAGAAGCCAAGGAATACGCTCTCTATCCGAACGGGACGTTCAAAGAGTACATCAAGTACCACCACGTCACGATGCACGCCTTGGACTACGAGGCGTACGCCTGCATGGTGCGACTGCTCTCGAAGGCAGACGGCAGAGCAGAACGGCACGGTAGCGAACGTAAGCCTTTGTTCTCTTGGAGCGACCTGGAGGAGCTGGGCGGCTACAACACAACGATGACGACCGGCTGTCTCATCGGGGCGGTTCAGCGACATCTCTTGGACCACGACAACCTGGAGCTGGCCACAGCGTACTATGAGCGCCTGCGCGGCCTGGTGAAGCCCGGCAATTTCTTCGTCGAGGTGTTTCCACACAAGTGCGATATGAACTGGGTGTCGGGCGTCTTCCTGGACCTCGAAGGAGGCAAGAAGCAGAAATACTACGCCGGCAAGCGTCTCCGTACGAATGTTGGCGAGTTGTCTGCCGAAGAGCTTGCTGAAGCATTTGCCAGAAAGGACAACGGCGGCCACACCACTCTCATCGGCGTCTGTAACAGCCGTGTATGGGAAGACCTGCCACCACGGGAGTTGGTTGGCGTGCGTCACATCGAAGACTTCATGAAGAACGAATGTCGCCCTTGGGCAGTCGACGGTGATGTCCAGAAGGGCCTGAACCGGGTGATGATGATGTTCGCCAAGAAGTACGGCGACAAGATCTTGGTCGCCGACGACAGTCACTTCGCCACTCCCGCGGAGAAGGTCGTTCAGGACGTGCGCCTGGCTCAGTCCGGGAATTGGCGTTTCTCCAACAGCTACCATCGCCAGTCCTCGGAAGAGTCGTTCGAGCACTTCAAGACGACGCTAGGGGTCTCGGCGGCGACGTTCGAGTCGTGGGTGGAAAACAGCCACGAGTGGGCTGATCGATTCAAGGATTTCAAGTTCGACTCGACGGTATCTCTACCGACGAAATTCTACGAGCCTGCCTACTGCGATCATGCGTGGCATAAGAACCCAAAGATTCCCGAGCGAGACCATTCGTTAATGTTCACGATGGAGCTGATCAAGAAGCACGGCCGAATGGACTGGAAGAACAAGGCGTATGTCGAGCGTCTTCAGGCCGAAATCGAGCTGCTGCACAACAACGGAACTATCGATCTCTTGCCCTACTTCTTTATTGGCGAGGAGTGCTGTTCGCTTTACGAGTCGAAGGGCTTGCTGACTGGTCCTGGTCGAGGTTCTGCCGCTGGTCTCCTTTTGACTTACCTGCTCGGGATCACTCACGTCGATCCTCTGAAATACAACCTGTCGATGGATCGGTTCCTTACTTTGGACCGTGTTCGGTCTGGCAAGCTCCCGGACATAGACCAGGATTTGCCACAGCGCGAGCTGTTGAACACCTGGTTGCAGGAGCGTTTCGGCGATCACCAAGCTCAGCTCTCCGTCGACATCACCCTGAAGTTGCGCATGGCGGTCAAGGACACCGCTCGATTCCTCCACAAGGAAGTCCCTCCTGACATCGAGGCGTGGACACGCAAGTTCGTCATGCCGCCTCAGGGTGTCGACGACTACGACTTCGTCATGGGGAAGGACAATGACGAAGGCTACCAGAAGGGGTCCATCGAGTCCGGTCACAAAGACACCGACGTCGCCCTTCAGGAGTACGTAAAGAGGTATCCGGAGGATTGGAAAATCGTTCAGAAGTGCCTCGGTCTCGCTCGGTCCAAGGGGCGGCACGCCTGCGCGGTGGTCATAGCCAACAAACCGATCTCTGAATTCATCCCGATGACGACGGTCAGTGAGATGCCTGTCACGTCCTACACCTCGGCTTCGGTGGAGGCGGTCGGGGGACTCAAGATGGACTTCCTCACAGTCAACTCTCTCAACGATCTGGGCGATGCCATCAAGCTGATTCAGTCGAGGTCAGGCATGGAGATTCCGGCTTCGACCACCATCGGTGGCAAGCGGGTGCCTGGACATCGTTTGGTTCCGTTGAACGGCAAGCTCTACGACATCTGGGATCTGCCCGAGGACGCAGGCGTCTTCGCCGATGTCGCCACTGGCAAAACGGAAACCGTCTTCCAGTTCAACACGCCGGCCGCGAAGCAGTGGCTAAGTCACTTCTCTACACAGCGTGAGGACGGGAGCTACCCGATTGATTCTGTCGCCTCCATGGCGGCATTCACGGCGCTCGATCGCCCAGGCCCTCTCGACATTCTTGTTCTCGACCCAGACGGCGATGGACGCAGCCGTCACAACATGTTGGTCGAGTACGCACGTCGAGCCCGTGGAGCTACTGGTAGCTCGGAGGTTTTAGAGATTTTTGATGAACTGGTTCCAGAAACATACGGCGTAATGTGCATTGCTAAAGGATCCGTGGTTCGCACTGGGTCCGGATTGGTACCTATCGAAGACGTTAGGTCTGGGTCTCTTGTACAGACTGAGACCGGAGAATTCCATCCAGTCCTAGAGGTTCTACAGCAGGGAATCAAAGACACGGTCCGTATTCGTATGACTAATGGCGAAGAGCTTAGGACGACAAGCGACCATCAGATCTTGACTGCGCGTGGGTGGATTGAAGCTGGAAAGCTGACAAAAACCGACATCGTGAAGCAATTCTGGGTATCTGACGAACCGATCGAAGAAGGGGATGATCGAGATTGGCTGATCGGGTTACTTTTGGCAGATGGAGACATCTGCGCGTGTACTCCTAATATTGCTTGTTCTTCCAAGGATTTTGCCGACCGTTTGGTGCCCATAGCGAATGCGGCGTTCGGATTAGACTCTCACTCATATAAGGCGGGACGATGTTGGTACGTAGCCCTTAGACATCGCAAGGCGTCCGGCACCACTCCGAATCCCCTGACTAGATACCTAACGGCACTTGGATTGCGGGGAGCGACTTGCTACACGAAGCGATTGCCTAACAGAATATCAAAGGCGATGTTAGCAGGCTTCTTTGAGGGCGACGGTTCCACACTAAACAAGCGAATTCGGATCTGTAACAAAGCCCTCGCCCACGACATTTTTGTTGGTCTTCAACGAGCGCGTATCCATTCGGCGTTTTATGAAGATGAACCTGGAGTTTGGACAGTGTCCGTGCGAGGTCCGCTGCCTCTTCGCATAAAGAAATCAGGCAGGCCTGATGTAGTGGATTTTGTTCCTACCCCACTCTGCACGGTTCCTAGGTCAGATAACGACCGCCAGCTACTAAGGCGTCCATTCTTGGGACGATCGAGCGCGAAGCGTCTTGAACGATACGGTGCCGTGGTGGATGGTGGCATTTGGGGAAAGGTTTTGTCGGTCAAATCCGACACTCCTATAGAAGTCTATGATCTAGTAGTGGACGAGGTTCATTCTTTCGTTGTTGGCGGAAGTGTCGTTCATAACTGCTACCAAGAGCAGCTTCAGAGAGTCTACCAGCAGCTCACCGGCTGCACCGGACCTGAGGCAGAGGAGTTCCGCACCAACGTCGCCAAGAAGAAGAAGGAAAAGGTCGACGCCGCTTACCCCGGCTTCATCGAGCACGCCGGAGCCAAGATCGGCAAGAAGAATGCCGAAGACGCTTGGCAGTTCTTCAAGACGTGGGCTCAGTACGGATTCAATAAATCGCACGCAGTTTGCTACGCCACCATCGGCTACGCCTGCGCCTTCTTGAAGCACCACTATCCTCTGGAGTGGTGGACATCGGTTCTGAAGAACGCCGACAAGAACGAAATCAATGAGAAGTTCTGGCGTCACTGCGGTCACCTCATCGACCTTCCGGACGTCGTGCGCTCGGGGTCGGGCTTCGAGATCCAAGGTGAGCGTATCCAGGCTCCTCTATCTCTCCTTCAAGGTGTCGGCGAGGTGGCCCATGCTCAGCTTCATCGATATAGGCCCTACACGGACATCAAAGACTTCGTCCGTAAGCAGGAACAGCACTGCATCGACACGGGAACGAAGGTCACCAAGACCAAGAAAAAGACGATCAAAGTGCCTGACCCGGCCGGTGGCAAGAAGAAGGTCCCACAGGAAATCGAAGAGACCGTAACCGAGCTGAAGAGAGGGCACTCCGCTCTCAACCGCAAGATCGTCTACACGTTGATTTTGTCAGGCGCGATGGAGTCTTTGTTCCCGAAGACGGCAACAGACATTGCAGGCAACACCTTTGACGTTACCGTCTCGGACCAGCTCCGCATGTACGAGGAGGCCATCGCCGAGATCAAAACGGAGTTCAAGCCCAACCCGAAGAAGGGCGTGAAGAAGCCCGTCTCTACTGAGCCTGTCGATCCCCAGTACACCCAGATCACACCCCTGGCTCGCTTCCAGATGCGGAAGGCAATCTTGCCGGCGTATGCGGAGAATCTCATCCCGTTGCTAGCAAAGGTCAGCCCTCGCGTCACGATGGAAGAGCGCGACTGTTTCAACCAGCAAGGCAACCTCTCCACGCACTTGGTTCCGATCTATGTATGGACGCCTTCGGGCACTGACTACGAGACGTCTCTGCGTGTTCTTTCGTGCCAAGAGTTCGAGGAGGTCAACACCGAACTACTCGAACCCGGCAGCAAGCTTTACGTGAGTGTCGCGGCGTATATTGAGTCAGCCAAGACATTTACGTACGGAGAAGAGCGAAAGACTGCCTGCAAGCTCATGTTGGACATCGACGGGGGACGCTTTGAGCTGGTGAAGTGGCCGGGCAAAGACGGAAGGCTAGCTGCTGCGTTCAAGCAGCCTCTCGAAGGCAGCGTATCTATCGTGACCATGGTGAAATTCAAAAACGACCGACCCTTCTCGATCGACGACATCGAGGTTCTACAACCCGCTATTGATATGAGCAAAAAGGAAAGCACATGAAGACCGCAGTGACCTCAATGAAGACTCCTGTCCGAACCCTGGAGCACATCGTTCGTGACTTCATCGCAAACGAAGAATTGGCGGCGACGCCCCTTGAGCTGAAGCCGTTCCACGTCCGTGCCGGCTTCGAGATCGCCATTCGTCAAGCTAAGGAGACGCTGAAGACTCTGCGGTCGGAATACCAGACCAAGCTCTTTGGCAACGCGCACGCCTATTTTGTGAATGGCCCGAAGGACAAGACGACCGAGTTCGCCTCCAAAGTCGGGACCGAGGCGGTGTCGGTTGACGCCGAGGCTCTCTATGACCGCCTGGCGACACGGGTAGAAAGCACGATTGGTGCTTCGCGGGAATTCACCGCCACTCAGATGGCCGTTCTGACCGTCGAGCTGAGAGACGTCGCCAACGAATTGGGGATGACGGGCTACATGAACGCTCCGAAATTCCAAGCCCACATCGCCCTCAAGACGCACGACGAGATTGTTGCGTTCGTGCGCGGCCTGGTCCGTGAGGCAGTCGGAGACAGTCTCCTCGGTACCTTTGTTACCAAGGTCCTGTCGGATCGCGCTCTGGACGCTCGTTATTCGAAGGTGCCGGCCAAGGTCGTGATCATCAACGCAACTATGGACGAGATCAAATTCCTCGCCCCTCTCTTCCGGCTTCGTTCGTCCGTCGCTCTGACTCCAGAGACGGTCGTCAACGAAAGTTTCGCTACTAACACTCTCAGTTCGAAGGTCAAAGCGTAACACGCGCTCCTCGATTTACTTACAACGAAAGGATTTCATGGCAACTAGCGGTTTCGGCAAGGTCAAGTACGGCGGTGAAGGTTGGGGCAATCAGTGGGGGCCCAAGGAAGGTGACAATCACATTCGCATCGCACCGCCGATGCACTCGCTCGCCGAGTCCGGCAAGTGGTCCGCGTACCATGGAATCCATTTCGGTTACCACGGCGTCGACAGCAAGGACAAGACGAAGACGCGCAATCGCCCCTTCAAGTGCATCCAGAAGAAGCAGCGCAACGGGATCGTCGAGCAGGAGTGCCCTGCGTGTGACGAGGTCGAGGCTTACAAGGCCAAGCTGGATGCCGAAGAGGCAGCGCTGGTTGCGGCTGGGACGCCCAAGGACGTCATCGCGACCAAGCTGGCGGGCCTCAAGACGTGGCTGAAGGACCACAACGTCGACCGAAAGCACTACATGAACGTGCTCATCCCGACGGGAGAGGTTGGGTTCTTCAAGATCTCGCACAAGACGAAGAAGGTCCTGGATCTGAAAATCAAGGACGTCCAGGCGCAGTACAACCTCGACCCGATCGAGCCCGATCAGGGTGTCTGGTTCAACATCAAGCGCGTCGGCAAGTTCTTGGACGCGGTTGACTCGGTGGAGCTGGTCATGGTCGACGTCGTCGTCGGCGGGCGTAAGCTGCAGGACATCAAGCCGGGAGCGCTCAGCGAAGCGGAGTG